ATTACTCTTAATTTTTTTCAAGAAACTTCATAAACAAGCGTCATGGGCAAAATGAAAGAATTATATGCTCAACTTCTTCAAGGTTTGATTGATGAGGAAGAGTATTTAATCGAAAGACTTAGAAAGCATGAGGAAGAATTTCCATCTCCAGAACAATACTATGGAGATAGATATCAAGAAATGCTTGACAAGTATGAAGAACAGTATTTGACACCAGAACAATATTTCAAACTCAAATCTGGATCTGAAGAAGAATAACTTTCCTAACCATTTAAATTTTAAATCTTATGTTCAACATTAATTATGCTCTTGATTTCTTAGAGCAAAAACTCGTTATTAATGACAAACCATTGCCAAATACAAGGCATCCAGAAATTATTTTCTGTGGTTTGTCAGGTGTTCCTATTGATCGTCTTTATGTAAAGCGTGTAGTATATAGCCTCAAGGATTATGATTCTTGGGAACATATTACTGCTGATACAGACTTCTTGTTTTATTATTCACAAGACATGAAGGAAATAATTATAAACGCTTTCAATTACAATGGTTCTCCATACACAGCTATTTATTCTGTTATGTTGGATGATGGAGATCCTCATTTTTCAGTAGAAAAGGGAATCCTTGTAAACAATTCGATTTCATGGAATTACTTTGCTATGAAAATGACTGAACAATGAAGATAAACGAAATACAAGTATCCTACAAGAATCCTCTTGTAGAAGATACAGAACGCATTTCTGTTGTTGGGAGTGAGAAAGCCTTTGAGGTTTTCTCCTCTCATTGGCAGGAGATTGAACTTGTAGAATCATTTTATCTGCTTGCTTTGAATAGAGCAAACAAACCTTTAGGTATTAAAAGACTATCTCAAGGTGGATTAAATGCTACAATCATTGACACACGAGTAGTCTTTAGTATCTTACTGAAAGGCTTAGCAAGCAGTTTTATTATTGCACATAATCATCCATCCTGTAATTTGGCTCCAAGCGAAGCTGATAAGGCTATCACCAAAAGACTTCAAGCAGTAGGTGATGTAGTTGATATCAAAATGCTTGACCATTTAATACTCAGTCCACAAGGAAAGTATTATTCATTTGCAGATAATGGATTGTTGTAGTATATTTGGGTTTTATTTAATCATTTTTTTTATTTTTTGTGTAACTGTTGGACGCAATGCAAGGGTGTATTAATCCTTGCATTGCTTTTTTATTAAACTAAATAAATTAATTCCTCATGAGATTTATAGCTGATTCAATCATTCTTATCCTTATTCTCACAATTGTATACTTTCTTGCAGAAGCAAGACGAGTAGATGATAGTGATTTCCAGATTGTACAAGATTATGACTTTGACACTTCACAGTATCAAGTTGCCACTTCATTAGAAATGGTAAAACAGAGCAGTAAAAAGTCAGAAAAGCATCTTGTAAGTGCCAATACTTTCATTGGTACAACGCAAGATATTACCGACTATGTAAAAAGATTCTATCCAACCGCTGTTGCTGAGAATGTGATATATAATATTCCTATCAGCATCAAACTTGCACAAGGTATTTTAGAATCTTCTTGTGGTAAATCTAAGATTGCTATCCGAGCCAATAATCATTTTGGTATTAAGTACAGGAAATGGCCTAAGGATATGCAAACTTTGGTTATTGGTAAGTATACTTGCCGTGAAGGTAATTTTACTTCCTTCATTTCTGCTTGGTCATCTTGGAGAGCACACAGCATTGTTTTGCAAGCAGAACGATATCAAAACTTGTACATGACGGATGATTATATGTCATGGGCATATGGACTTGAGCATTATGGATATGCTGAAGATCCTCAGTATGCTGAAAAGCTAATCAACGTCATTGAAAGAGAGAAACTGTATTTATTTGACTAATTAAAATTGTAAACAATGAATGTTACTGATGTTATTAACCTGACTCCCCACAACATCAACATTATGGATGATGATAACAGAGTTATCCTAATTGTCGAACCAGAAGAGCAAATAGCGCGTATTGCTGCTACCACTGGTAGAGTGGGGATTATTAATCATTCAGGTGAAGTAGAAATACCTGTAAGTGAAAGCCAATTTGGAGAGCCTGTAAACTTGCCCAACCCAATCAATGGTGCAATCTTTATTGTATCAAGGTTGCTTGTTGCAGCTTTACCACAACGTACAGACTTGTACTTTCCTAATGAAATTGTCAGAGACGACCGAGGTGTAGTACTTGGTTGTAAGTCTTTGAGCCGTAGTGCATAATTCTCTTAAATCATTAAATTTAAATTGTCATGAGTAAATCAAATTCTGGAAGTGTAACTTTTAAAATGGCTGATGGTCGCAGACTAAATGTATCAAAAGATACATTTGAATGCAATCTTTACAGTACATATCCTAAGCCGTATAAGGGTCAAAGGGTAATGATATTTGTAACAAGACATGGCCAAGCATTTACTGTTTTAGGTTCTTGTTTAGAGAACAACGCATGGACAGTAGAACGAGCGTTCCAAACTGAGTAGGTTTTTCTTATTTTTTTTCAATAGTGTTTTGTGATTTGCCCCGATGCGTATTAACTTATGCATCGGGGTTTTTGTATCTTCACCAAAAAGACAGAGAATGAGAAGTACGCACTACATACATGACACAGAGAGTTTTCCTGATTTTTGGTGTACCACAATCAAAGCATACAAGACTGATGAAGTTTATGTTTATGAAATAAGCAAGAGACGTAATGATTTAAACGCCATTGCAAAGTTCTACAAAAACTTCAGAGGTAAACTGATTAGTTTTAATGGCAAACATTATGACAATTATTTGGTAAACTATATAGTAGCAAATCATAGAAAACTATCTTCTATGTCTGCTGATGAAGTTGCCAATCAATTATATAATGTTTCTAAGTCAGTTGTGTATGATCTTGAGGGGTACAAAAGATACAAGTATGGTCACAAATGGACTGATGTAGATTTATTCTTCTTTTGGTCCAACCTTATCAGGATGAGCAAGAATCTTTCTTTAAAGACTATTGCTATTGCTCTAAACTATGATGAAATACAAGAACTGCCTTATCCACCTAATAAGCCATTGGAGAGTTATGAAAAGTTTGATGAGGTAATCAGATATAACAAACGCAATGACATAGGTGTAACTGAAAAGTTATGTCTATTCTTTGAACAGCAAGGAGAAATGGAATTGCGTAAGTTTGTAACCAAACAATTCCATATTAATCCTTGGTCATTGGATGGTGTAAATATTGGTTCTGAGATTCTCAAGTACTATTACAAACAAGCACATCCAGATCATGATTTTAACAAGCAAACATTTAGAAAGAGTATCAAACTCAAACATGTATTGCTAGATAATTATGATTTTGTAGAACATACATATGGATTTACCACAAAGAGTAAACCCAACAGTAAAGAGCGTAAGATGGTCTTTAACAGTCCATATAGTGCATTGATATTCTTAGAGGATCTTGTTATCAAAGACACAAAAAGTCTTTCTTACAGCATTCACTTTGAGAACCCTGATGGCAGTACGCTCATTTCTGATTATGGTTCTGGTGGTATACATGGTTTGGGTTTTACAGGTGTACTTGAAGCAGATGACAAGCACAAGATTATTGACATTGACGTAAGTTCTTACTATCCTACTCTTGTTGTAGAAAATAACTTTATCCCAAAACATTTGGATAATGAGGTGTTTAGCAAGGTATTTTCTAACATTATTAAAACAAGACTCAGGTCTAAGAAACTAAAGAAAGAAAGTCAGTTTCATGATCTTTTGCAATCAGTACTAAAGTTGTCTATTAATGGTACTTACGGTAATTTTAACAATAAATATTCTTGGTTGTACGATCCTTTTTGTACCTTACAGGTAACAATCAATGGCCAGTTTATTTTGACTGAACTTACTGAAAAACTTATTAACAATGGCATTTCTGTATATTATCAAAACACAGATGGCATTACATGTAAAGTTCCTGTTGAAAAGGAACAAGTGTTGAAAGATATTGTCACCTCTATTGAAAATAAATTTAGATTAGAGTTTGAATATACTTATTTTAGTAAATTCATTGTTCGTGACGTAAATAATTTCATTGCTGTAACTGATTATGGTGGTGTAAAACAAAAGGGTTGGTTTGTAACAAAACCTAACATTGAAGACAGTCATAATTATTTAGTCATTAAGAAGGCTATTTATGAGTATTTTGTCAACAATAAAGATCCTTATGAATTTATACGCAACCACGATAATATCTATGATTTTTGTCTGTCAGAAAAACCTTCAAAGAAATTTGATGTATATTGGGGTAATGACCAGATTCAAAGACTAAATAGATATTACATATCAAGGAGAGGTAAGAGGATATATAAAATATCTAATGATAATAAGAAATCATCTTTGCAAGATGTAGCTAATTGGGCTGTACAATTACTAAATAAGTATGAAGACAAACCAATGGATGATTATCATATAGATTATACATTCTACATATCCAAGTGTCGCAATGAGATATTTAATATTGAAAACAACGCAACTATTTCTACAGGTAATCAACTAAAATTATTTTAACATGACGTACGGAAAGGTATTTAGAAAGCTTCGTTACATTGAAAAGAAAATGTCACAAGAACTAACTGAACGCAAGAAACAACAGTTAGAAGAAGAGTATGAGAATCTAAAGAAACTCATACCTAAACTTGTCTATTTACCTTCTCTGCACAGAAACAAACCTTATAAAAATGATATTTAATATGACAGCAGGTGCAATAGTAATTTTGTTATTACTATACATCATGATTGAGGAATCAAATTAGCGTTTCATTTTATTTTTATTTTCATTTATTTTTTTAACCGTGAGTGAAAAGATTGAACAGCAGTTGGTATATCCAATTGCTGTTTTTTTCACTTAACCAATACAGGATAATGACATGGATAGATAAGAAAATTAAAGCAATGGACATTGTCCAAGATGAGGCAGTAAATACTTGGGCAAATAATAACTACAAAGGTACTGTCGCTGCAACTACTGGGTCTGGTAAGTCTTTTATTGGTTGTAAAGCCATTATCAAAGCTTATGAAGATGGAGTTATTAAGAAAGGTAATAAGATTGGTTTCTTTGCAGAAACACAAGTAAGAGAAAATACCTTTCGTGAAGAAGAGTTTCCCAAGTTTAAGCAAGTAACAGGACATGATTTGGAAAAACTCTTTGACGTACAATTCAGATGCTATCAAGGTAATCCTACCAAGAAGGAACAGTTTGATATGATTATATGCGATGAGATATCAGAAATGCTCACAGCAAAGTATCATGATCCTTTGTTCTTTGATGGGCCAAAGATTGGTCTGGATGCTACTGTCCCTGAAGCATTGTCTGTGTACAGAAATGAACTTCCTCACACAATGCTCAACAAAATAAATCAGGGCAAGAAAAAACGTGATGAGGGTATTATTACAGAGCTTATCAACAAGGGTGAGCTGCTTGATATGTACATGCCTGTTGTGTATGAGTTGTCTTATGAGGATGCTGTAAGATTTGGTATTGTTGCTCCATCTAATGTCTTTGTGATAGACCATTCTTTGGACAACAATAAAAAGAACATGAAACCCTTTAAGTCAAAAGATTTTTACACCACAGAGTTTGATTATTGGAATAGAAAGTTTAACTTGTCAAGAGATTTCACCAAGAGTCCCTTTGTAAGGCTTTCTCAGGCAAGAGAACTGTCTGCTTTTATATCTACTATGCCATCCAAATTTGAAGCAATCAAAGGCATTGTAGCATCTTCTGTTAACAAGACTATTGTATTTAATCAAAAGCTTGAACCATTGAGGTTGATAAATCTCAACGTGGCAGAGAAAGACAACACTCAGTATTTAATTGACCAGTTTAATGATGATGAAATTACAAACATTGCATCTGCTATTAAACTAAAACGTGGTATTACGCTCAAGAAATGTACAAATGTGGTAATTGCAACACCTTACCAGAATTTTCATCATTTTGAGCAGATGAGAGGACGTGCTGTAAGACTTGATTATGAAAACAAGATAGCCAATATCATTGTGTTCAGAACAAATGGAACATACGAGGAGAAATGGTTTGATAACATGCAGAATGTATATAGTCTGGATGGTGACCTAAAACGAACAGTATATATGGGAGATGAAATTAAATTTGTATCATCTAAAAGATTTTTATGAATGCGTTTAATTATGAGTTATTGCAAGGCTTGCCACCAAATGACATGGATTTGGCAAAGATTATTTTATTCACAATCAACCAAAATTTGAGAATCTATGATTACTTAGAAGTAGAAGATGGAAGAGTCGTTATGTGTAATGACTTAAAACAAGATGTAAACAGGATAGTACGTCAGCTTATTGATAATAATGTAATTGTGGCTGATTATGAAGGTGAAATTAGATTGTCACCAATGATGCCATTATTTGCAACTGATGCTGTCAATAATAACCTTGATGTACAATCTATCCGTAAGTATTTCAAACACACTTATCTTGAAGAAAACTTTGGGTTAAGTATTGCAGGTAAAATGGGTGATGTTAAAACCTGTCAAAGAAATTTGGAATATGTCAAACAAGATTATGCTGAGTTATTTAGGCATGTGACGAATGAATTACTAGAAGAAGCGTCTCGCAGGTATATTCAATCTTGTATTGACCAAGATAGATTTATACTTGATTGTGATAACTTCATCTACAATGGAAAGAGTAAATTGTGTGAATTCATAGAAATGGTAATAGATGAAGGAATTAGAGAAGATACAATCAAACCAGGACAGGCTCAAGATTGGACTGAGGAATAGTCTTATTCTTGATACTTACTTTCCTAAGCTCTCTCAATACGTTCCTGCAATTATTCCTAACGATTATATTATTCTTGCTGGCAGAACTGGTACAGGTAAATCAAGAATGCTAAGAACATTTATTAAAGTTATTATTTCTGATGCTAAGAAATATAACTATCAAGCAAAAGTGTTCTTAAATGCATTAGAAGAAACACCTGAAAGAATCAGAGCTGCATGGGTTCTTCAAAAGCTTATTACTGATTACAACATTAATATGACATTTTATGACCTGATGGGTTATAAAGGAAGAATCCATACTTTAGAAGAATCTAAGGCTATTGAAAAATGCTATCAATCATTCTATGATGAGGTGCATCCTTATCTTGATATTGTAGCAATTAGACAGCCATTTGGATTTTACAAGTATGTTCGTGAATGGGCATATGGCAAGGGTAAATTCTATTATGATCAAAGGGATAATGATAGAATTGTTTCAAGCAGGGAGGTTGATCCTAAAACTGAAGCATACAGTAGGTTTGAACCACATGATCCTAATCTAAAGGTATATGTGGCAACAGACCATATACTGTTCTATGCTCCTGAGAAAGGTAAAAGCAAGTGGGAAACTATTATTGATTATTCCAAGACGTATTGTCGTGGCATGCTTAATAATGTGTATAACTTTACTGTTATTAATCTTTCTCAGTTCTCAGCAGAAAGCGAGAAGAAGCAATTCAATCTCAAGGGTCAGAATATTGTAGAGAAGCTTGAACCAGACCTTACAAGTTTTGCAGAGGTAAAGCCTATTGTAGATGATGCAACCATTGTGTGGGGTATGTTCTATCCAAAGAGATATGGCATCAAAAAGCACAATGGATTTGAAGTATTTGATACAATGCGTTCTATGCACTTGCTTAAAACTCGTGAGGGTAGGGCTGATGATATTATTTCTTTTCAAATGCTACCTGAAAAAGAATTGATGGTAGAATTAAAATGATTGTTTATGAAAATTAAATCTGTTGTCATTGACACACTTACTGGTCTCATGGAGCAAGAATATGCAGAGGCTGGTAGACGTAAAATGATTGATCGTGTAAAATGGAAAGATTGGGCATTAGATGTTGCCCATCTTGTAGATTTCCTTCGTAATGAGGGTTTTGTTTGTGTGCTTGTTGTAGGTTATCCTGGTTCAGGTAAATCCTATGGCATAAAAACTTTACCTGAAGGTTCTAATGTATGGTATAATTGTGACAAAAAGAATCCTACTTGGCAAGGTGGTAAAGCTGTTTATGGCTCTATCAATACACCTACTAAGTTTCATGTATTGCCTAAATCATATGATGATATTATGAATCATGTGAAGGTATTGAAGAGTAAGGATGTATTTGATGCAGAACCAATAGCATTTCTTATTGGCCATATTGAGGACTTCAAAACAAAGGATGGTCAGATTAGACAGAAATTTAAAACTCTGGGTAGTTTGACTAACAAGCTTGATATAGAAGCAAAGATGACAGAGGTGTTGTATTCCGAAGTTATTATGGATGATAATGACACACGTAAGTATTTGTTTAGAACAGCTGCTCAACCTACTGACAGTTGTCGTTCTTCAGAAGGTATGTTTCCAACTGAGTATATCAGCAATGACTTTAGAGTTATAATCGAATCTATTAATAATTATTAACCTTTTTCTTAATTCTTAAATCTTAAATGTTATGTTGGATTTTTCAAAGATTTCTTACGTTGGTCAGTCCACAGGTTCTTCACGTTCAAAAAGTTCTGAGCCTAATTGGCCAGTAGTTCAACTCCAAACTACAGGTTTTAAGCAGGCTCGTAGCCTTTGGTTTAGCAAACTTGCTCTCAAGGAGCTTGGTGTTGATCTTGAGCAGGATGCACGTCCTTTCGTGTCTTTCTGGTCTATGGATGGTCAAATGGGCTTCCTCTTGGCTGATGAGGATAACCACGTTGGTACATCTTTCAAGCTTGGTAAAGTTTCCCAAAAGGTAAACTGTAAGCCAGCATACAATGCGCTTTGCAAGCACTTTAATCTTCAGACTGAAGCCATCATGAATGAGAGTGAAGACACAGGTGATATTACACTTGTGCAAAATGAAGATTTTAGTTTCAATTTGGTAGGTGAACACGAAGGACGTAAGTATTATGTTCTTGAGTACAGTCCAAGTGAAGAAGCTCCTGAAGTAATTGAGGAGCAACGTGCTGATGCTCAAATGGCAACTATTGAGCAAGATAATGGCTATGACACTCCGTTCTAATTAATTTTTAATGGGGGTTTGTTATTTATGGCAAACCCCCTATCTTTAACTTCTTTTCTTCATTACAAATTTTAACGTATGAGTGATTTCTTAGGTGTAAATCAAGAGAGTAGAGCACCCTACACAGGCCCTGTTGTTGCACAAGTATTGGGAGTAAATCTCAATGAAGATCAACTTAAACAGTTGAATGCTTCAGAAAACTTTGCAAAAGCATTTGGTAATCCATTGGAAACACCTCTGACTAACGAGGTAACACTTCCTGACGGCACAACTACAACAGTAGAGCTGCAAAGCCTTACTGTGTTCTTTCAGCCAAACAGAGAGGAAGTAAATCAAATCTTTCCTGCTACATTGTATCTTGGTAATGCTGTTAGATATTCCCAAAGTGGGAATGCTCAGTATATTACTAAGCAAGGTGTAACTTCTTATCCTAAGAGGGACACAGGTAAGGTACCTGATTTTATTCTCAACATGGATCCAACTCCTCGTGAAGCTCGCATTGGTGAGGGTGAATACTATGACTTTCTTGAGAAAGCTCTTGGTTTTGATTCTGTCAAAGCAAAGGAACAAAATATTTACATTGTTCCGTGGGCAGAGCAGAATGGATTTGGCTTTACCCATGTTGTAGAAGGTAATGTTACTAAGCTGAATGAAATGCTGAATAAATTCAGCAAAGGCATGGTCATTACTATTGGTGTAAATCCTGACACATCTCAAATGAAGGTTATTCTTCGTCCTGAGTCTACTTACAAGAACTATAATGAGGTTCCAGCTGGTTTTGTAAGTAAGCTACAAAAGAAGATTACTGACCCTGACTATCCTTTGAGCAAAACATTGGATGTCACATCTACTTTCCAGAAATATACTGGGGAGGATCAAAATACTTCTCCTCAAACAGGAGGTATTACTGATGATATAGGTTGGTAAAAAAAGTAAGAGTCTTGGGGTAGCTCCCAAGACTCTTTTCTTTAAAAACTCGAATCTATATACAAATGTTATGCAGAACTCTTACCTAGGTTGTATTCAAAATGAATACATAAACAAAGATACTCTTTTAACACAAATCAACCAAGAAAAAGTTTGGTCTGACTTACTTAATTTTGACGTAAGTGTAGGTAGACATTTTGTAAATCCTTGGAGATCAGACAATTCACCTGGTTGTTATTTGTATGAAAGTAATGGAATTTTAAGACTTTGTGATTTTGGCTCAAGAGATATGTTTCACACAATGGATATTTGCTCTGTTATAATGTATCTGCATAATATATCTTTTGCAGAAAGTTTAGTGTATATAAAGAACAATTATCTATTTGCTAACTTCTCTTCTAATTCTTACGAACAAATTAAATCTACAAATAGTTTTGAATTCTTTCTACAAGTGATTCCACGAGCAAGTTTTGATTGTCCTATATGGAATAAAGCCGATGCAGACTTATGGTCTGTTATAGATGTTACACGAGATGATTTATATGAAGAGGATATATGGCCTGTACATTCGTTTAGAATGAATAGTCATAAAGAACCTCATATCTTAAAAAAGTATTTTGCTCAAGCACCATCGTATGTTATATTCATAGATGGTAAAGCAAAGATTAGATTATATGGCAATGACAATATTAGATTTATCAGCAATTTTGATGCTTCTACACTTGGTGGTAAATCTCCTATTTATAATCACAAGTTTTTAATTGTAACAAAGAGTCTTAAAGACTATTTTGTATTTACTAAACTTGGTTATCAATGTAGATATATCCACAATGAGGGTATTTTGCTTGATAGTAAGTTGATTAATTTCTTTAATAAGTTTGATGAAGTATTATTCTTTATGGATAATGATCAAACAGGTATTTACAATGCAGCTCGTTATGCCCAACTTGTAAAGAATGGCAGAACTGGATATATTCCTGAGGTATTTGCTCTTCAAGGTATAAAAGATCCTTATGAATTTTGTGAAAAGTATTCAATGGATAAGTTTAATGAACTAATTACTCATCAGAATTTTAAAATTATTACAAAATGAATGCACAGGTTGTAAGAAACCCTAAAATGCCCAAGGTCATACATGATTCTTGGGCATTTTTATTTAACAAAGTAATGGATGATCCAAGATGGCGTGAAATAGAAAGAGTAGTAGGGACAAACAAACACAACATCTGCCCTGAACCTCAGAATATATTCAAAGCCTTCTCTATTCCAAGAGATAAGGTACAAGCAGTATTTCTTGGTTTGTCTCCTTATCAAAACTACAAGAGCGGAATGCTCTTTGCAACAGGTCTTGCCTTTGGTGTACCTGACAGAACTATGGACACTCCATCATTGCAAATTATTCGTGATGAATTGGAAAGAACGTATCCTACTTTCAATGTAGATGATCCAAGGATATTTGACTATACACTTGAGCATTGGCACAATCAAGGTGTAATGCTTCTTAATTCAGCATTGACTGTTATCAAAAGAGCTGATGCAAGATGTCATTTGCATTTATGGGATTGGTTTACTCAAGAAGTTTTATGGTATATATCCTATAATACTGCTCCAAAACCTTTTGTTTTTATGGGTAGAGACGCACAAAAGTTTAATAAGCATGTAGATGACAGTCTGCATACTATTATCAATGTGTATCATCCTGCTGCTGAAGCAAGAAACAAAGGTGGTCAGTATAGATTTACTGGAAGTGATGTATTTATTAAAGTAAATAATGTACTAATCAATCTTTATAACGAAAAAATTAACTGGCTTTATGAAAATTGAAACTAATTACAATGATTCAGTATCTACTCTGAGTGGCTTTGACATGAAGGTAGATGGTGAGTCAAATGAGCTGTTGATGTATATTCTTTCTCAAGGCTATTCTGATCCTATTGGTAGTATTGTGAGAGAGTATTCTACAAATGCCATTGATGCCCACATTGAGGCTGGTAAGATGGATGAGCCTATTGTTATTCATGTTGATGACTCTGTCTTTCAAGTACAAGACTTTGGTACTGGCATGGATAAGGAAAGGATTACCAATGTGTTTTGTAAGTTTCTTGGTTCAACCAAGAGAGATACAAATGAAATACATGGTGGCTTTGGTCTGGGTGCAAAGTCTGCTTTGGCATACAGAGATCATTTTATGATTTATACTGTGAAAGATAACTATCATCACAGGCTTGTTATGCGTAAAGGCAATAATTCTATTCGTCTTGAAACAATCTCTGAAGGCTACACAGATGAGATTAATGGTACAAAGATTACAGTACCATTACTTAGTGTCTATGATAAGTCTAAGTTTGTTCAGGCCATGAAGGATCAATTGGCTTACTTTGATAATGTTACATTTACTCCATCAACAAGAATCTCTAATGATTTTAAACTGTATGAGGGTAAGCATTTCAAAGTATCTTCTCTTGCAGAAGAAAACAAACCTACAATCTTGCTTGGTAGTGTAAACTATCCTTCTTCTAATAAACTGTCAAGTTGGTATGGTTGGCCAATAGCTCTTAAGTTTGACATTGGAGATTTAAAAGTTACTCCTTACAGAGAAAGTATCATTTATGATGATACGGCCATTGAAAAGATTAAAGAGAAGTTTGAATTAGCTAAGAAGGAAATTACAGAATATGCAATAGAATTGTATAATGAAAGTATTTCTGATGCTAAGGAATATATGATTCATTTGTTTCAGTATCAAAGAAAAGGTGTACAATTATTTGATAAAACCTTTCCTGAGTTATCTGTACCAAAGAAGAGGTATTCTAAGTTCAAGTACATCAAAAGTGCACACTTTTATCAGGATTCTGTAATAGGGCCTTTAGATGCTAAACTTCAGTCTTATTACACATTAGATCATACTAATAATGGCAGACGTTCAAGAGAGTATGTTGTTTCTAAAAGTACCAAAGGATGGACTTTAAAGGATATGCTTCACAATAATGACTTAAACTTGATATGTACTTATCCAAATACAAAATGGTCTACTGTGACAAATAAGTATTTGACAAGAACATTCAATAAAAGCATTAGGATTTTTAATATCAAGAGAAAGCGTAGTCTGTGGAAGCATTTTTATCTTCCTTTGCAACTAAATGAATATCCTCGTTCTCAATGGAGAGGTATTATCAATGAGTATCTTGAGTTTGAACGTGATTTGTTTAATGAGATTGTGTTTTATGATGACATCATAGTTCCAGAAGAGTTTAGAAAGCAGCTTAATAGTGAGAGGAAAAAGTCAATTCAAAAGAGAAAGACTTCTCCTAATGTAAAAATTAAAGTAGGTCGTAAGGGTCAAACATACCCTTATCTTCAGGTATTTGATATATCAATGAAGCTTGATGATGTTTATAATTTTAGAGAAGTCAGAAAGCATTCTCCTAAAGGCATTATTATTCATCATGATATAAATGTTCTTAGAAACCTACATTATCTTTTTACAACGCGTATTACCAATAGTCATGTTGAGAATTCTCATTTTGCTGTAGCTCTTGTAAATAAGAAAGTTTACAAACAACTTGAAACTTCTCAATTTCTGATTAAGTACGATGATTTTATAAGTAATTACTCCAGACATTTGAGTAAATTGTGCACAGCACTTATTATAAGCAATTGGTTTGGAAATATTTATAGAAAAATTCCTAACTTTAACAATAAATTGTTTGAAGTTAGAATTCCTTTTTATAGTGATGAAACAAGAAAATTGCTTGATAAGCTACAAGACTATGTAAGGGATAATATGAATCATCGTATTTGTGATATTGACAGCAGATTTATATACAATGGGAGAGAGTATCATTTTTCTCATTTATTAGACAAACACAAGGATCTTATTGATATTGCTGAAAAGAACAACTGGTGGGATAAAGCAGCACTTGATGATCTTAATAAATTTAAGAATTTAGTGTTTGACTTTTTACCTGTTGGCCAGACTAATTTTTCAGATCCTAATAGCACAAACTGTGGATTTCTAGTAGAGTATTTTAAGTTAAAGAAAATTAAGTTAAATAAATCGTTCTATAACCTTTAAAATCTAAAGTATGTTTAATTTCATTAAATTAGGTGACCAGTACACTGTATTTGTAGGTGACAAAATCTATGAAGGTACACCTGAAGACCAAAGTGCTTTTATTGTAGATCTTCACAATGAAAATGAAGATTTAGTTATCAAACATCTTTCTCCTGAGAGGTATTTTGAATCTGTAAAGAACAAGATTCTTGAGTCTATTGCTCAGTTTGATGAGTTTAGCTTAGAGAATGGTTACTTGTTTTACAAGAACATTCCTTATGCATTACCTGATTTACTTGTTGATAAGATTGTAAAAGCTTATGATGGGCATCAGTCTTTGCTTCAGTTTGTGAAAGATATTACTCCTTATACAAACTTTTGGGGTTGGTGTGCATTGAATCCTAATGTTCATAGCAGAAAGCAACTGTTTAACTTTCTTGACAGGGCTGGTATTCAAATTACCAAAGATGGCATGCTTGTGTGTTACAGGAATGTCAATGTAAAACAAGAAGGTGATCTTGAATTGACAGAGTTTGTGTCTCAGCAGTATACTCGAATCAAGAAATGGAATAGTTCTCCAAAAGATTACATTATCCTTAGGGATAGTAGTGGTAATTTGCAATGTACAACAGTTACTCCATCCAATAATGATATTGTATATGGTAACTTGCAGGGATTGTATGACAACATTGACAGGTTTGAATCTGTATTTACTGACAACTACACAGGTAAGTTTAGGATTGAACTAAATAAGCCTGTTGTTATGGACAGGGAAAAGTGTGATCCTGACCCAGATTCTGATTGTTCTCATGGTTTGCATGTAGGTGGTGCATCATTTCTTAGAAGTGGAGACTTTGGTAATAAGCCAATAGCAGTATTGGTTAATCCAATGAATGTTGTTGCTGTTCCAGCATATAATCAATGGAAGATGCGCGTATGTGAGTATATGCCATTTGCTATTGTTGAGTATGATGAGGATAACAATATTAGGCCTATTGACACAGAAGTGATTGAGTTTGACTATAGTAAGTATTCAATTGATGAATTGTATTCTGCTATTGATTATCCTCATGACCCTGATCATGCAGATGGAATTAGTGCCATTGCTGGAGATAAGAATGTTTATCTTAACTTTGTAGATAATATGCGAGAATTAATTGATAAACGAGTGACTTATTTATTCAAGCAGCAAGTAAACTATACTACCATTCAGAATGAAGAAGACAATTATTATACTGATGAGTATGATTATGATGAGGATGCTGATGTTAATGAAGAATGGGTCTATGATGACACAATGTAATTATGAATAACAGATCAGTTGGACACAGGACCGAGCGTACTTTTATTCGCAAATTTGCGGAAAGGCTCGGTCTTGTGCCTTTTAACAACAAGAATCACGCAGAAGCCGAAATAGGTTCTACAAGACAATTTTCACAGCAGTTGGATGCTATGAAGATAGATGTGTGGTTATCTGATAAGCTTGTTTGGTTAAGACATTTATTTATTCAAATTAAAAACAGACAGATTCAATCCAAGAATACATGGACTATTGATGTAACTCCTATTAGAGATATGCCTAAAGACAAAGGTAAGTATCGTTGTGTTGTTACAAGGCTTACTTACAAGCCTAATAAGAAGCAACAAGAAATAGGATGGTTTGTATCAATGCCATTAGAAGAATGGATGGATCTTGTTTCAAAAGCTAATTATCATGAATTATCAAGAGATTGATGCAGCTAATCAAAGTTTAATTAAAGCCCTTTACTACAAAGGGCTTTCTGCTTTAAGAGAGAAAGAACCTGAATTGTTTTATCAGGAGAAAGAACATTTTCTGTTAGGAAATATGTTTGATACTATAATGACTGATCCATCAAACTTTCGTAAGAAGTTTTATGTGTCTGAACTTGACAGTAAACCATCTCCAACATTGATGTCCATAATCAACAAAGCATTTGCACTTCGTAAGGATAATATATTTCATTATAATGATCCTAAGTTCTTGCAATACATGGATGAAGAAGGATGGCATGTTGGTAAAGGTGAGAAGAGATTGACGTACAAAGCATGGCTTGAATCTAATGTAAGAGAGTATTGGAATGCTCTTGTAGAATCTGAAGGTAAAGAAACTGTAACTATAGAAGAATATGAAAAAGTTATGAATGCATCTCAAAAAGTTATAAAGTCAATACCTTTTGTTACTATGATACCAGAATTAAATGTACATAATCAGTTGTCTCTTGAAGCTACATATACTCTTGACAAAGACACAAAAATACCTATCAAAGGTCTGCTTGATCAAGTTATATTTAGAAATGAGAATGAAGGTAAATGGGATGAGATTTGTGAGAGTTTACAAATTGAGAATAACCATGATGCCATCATTATTGATTATAAGACATTCTCTGGATTATCTATGAAATACAGGTATTCTATTCGTAAATTTAGATATGATGTGCAAGCTTCATTTTATCAGTTATTACTTGAAGAGAATTATGCTAACTATCTTCAAATAGGGAATATGCCTGTCAAAGAACTGTATAAAATAGCTGTAGTAAATGTAGTTGCCAATCTAAATACTGATGAACCTTCTTTTGTATGGAAGTATAGTCAAGAAGATTTGGATATTGCTGAGTTTGGTGCATGGCACACAACTCCACATGAATATCATATTGCAGATCCACATTATGTTAATGATTTGGACATTGATGAAGTAGATATACCAGGTTTTAGACAGATGTTACAAAGATACCATTGGTATAAAATGAACAACTTTGAAACTGAGTATGGTTTTGAAAATAACATTTTAAATAACAATGCATGGAACTACTAACAGAAGATAACTTACAAGAAAAGATTATTGATGCTAGAGAAAAGCTCATAATCAATAACAGAACAAGAAAGTTCCTGCTCCCCTTATTGGGGAGTATGGATCCTTCTTGGATTGCTGAGGTAAATAAATTTTACAGCGTTGCTGTTGGCTTGGCAGATGGAAAGTATTATCCTTATCTAGAAGAACCTTCTATTCTTTTATTGAAGAATGTAAAGTCCTCTAGAATTGATTCTTTTAATGAGTCTTTAGACATTATTAAAGAGAATCAATATTTTATTAAGGATTATATCTTTGCTGATGCTATTGACAGCTGGTTGCATATGTTTGTAGTAAGGATACCTAAGAATTTTGAGAATGCATATAATTACTTTTTGCAAAGTAAGTATTCTATGATGTATAATGATACTCAAAAGAAAAGATTCTTTACTCCTAATCGAACTAAACTTAACTGGCAAGCCAAGAAGAAAGTCAGAGAAATCTTAGATAAAAGCCCTTCTGCAAAAACTGAATTGGAATTGAAGCTTAATGTAGCTATTCCAGAACAAGCAGAATTGGACAGTAAGATTGACTTAAACTACGAAGTATTTAATTATGAGGATAATACATTTATTTCTGTAAACCAACAAAAATTAGAATTCAATGAGCAACAATAGAGAAGCTGAAGAAAGAAGTGTCATTAAATGGCTTGAAACTATTGGAGGACTTAATTATAAGTTTGAAAAAGATTTGTATGAATCTCTGATAAAAGAAGAGTTATCAGAATATTTAGAAGCTTCTGAACGTCATGAGCAGGTCAAGGAAATCCTTGACTTGCTATGGGTTGTTATTGGACATTATGCCAATATAGACTATGGACATAAGGAAGAAATGTTTAATGAATTTATTATGATTGAACAAGGTATTATAATGCCTTATAAGTTTAATTATCATAATAGATATACTGTTAGCAATGCAAGTCTTATAAAAGCTGTAGATTTATATCTTGAACATCCAACAATGCTTAATTATGTGTATGTCAAGAATATAATTTTCCTTACAGTTATTTATAAACTTGATTGTGATTATGAAAAAGCTTGGAATGAGTTGTGTCGTAGTAACTATTCTAAGTTTATTCCTATTGATAGTGATCCTACAGTTGTAACAGAAAGTTTAATGAAAATTGACAAGGATAGATATAGTCCTGTTGTTGCAACTACAGATACTCATTATCTTATTAGAGATAAGAATACAAAAAAGTTGTTAAAACCTATTACTTACAGCAAAGCTAATATGAAGTCTGTTAGTAAACCTGCTATTATGTAAATATATTTTGTTTGTTGTTGTGACCCCGTGGAGTTAATTCTTCATGGGGTTTTTTATTTTTCATTATTAAATAAAATTATTATGGGACTTGATATGTATTTGCACAGAGGTTATGTTAGAAAGTGTGAATTTAAAACTGATTATGTTGATGATAAGCCTGAACTTAATATTAAAGTTACTGATCTTGAATCAGAAGAAGTAGGTTATTGGCGTAAAGCCAATCATATCCACAATTGGTTTGTACAAAATGTTCAAGGTGGTAAAGATGATTGTAATGACTATGCTGTTACTTTGTCTGAACTAAGAAATTTGAGAAATCTTTGTGAACACATTCTGCATTTTTATAACAATGATAAACTTAAGAAAGCTGAAGAAGAAGCTTTATTATTGTTACCTCCTGTTTCAGGATTTTTCTTTGGTAGTACAGAGATAGATGAGTATTATTACAATGAGCTACAATATACTATAAAGACAATTGATGGTATATTAGAGAGTCATGCTGATGAAAATAATGACTGCCCGATTGTTTATGTTTATCATGCTTCGTGGTGATTACTTACAGCAAAAGAAAAGCTCTCTCTATTCGGGATAATGGCAGGTCATCTGATTTTGTTACACCCTCCATTATATGGGGTTGTGGGTATAGGTGTTCTTATTGTACAATGAGAAGACACAAACCAGAAGGTGTTGATGTAGCAACAAACATTGATACTATACTTGACAAGATTAATGACCATGCCTTATCCCTACCTATTAAAAAACCCAATCAGGTTGATGACACCTATTGGGTATATGAGATAGGAATGAATAGTGATTTGTCACTACATGCTAAACATTTTGATTGGCAGAAGGTTTTTAGGTTCTTTTTAGATCATAAAACAGCAAAAGCAACCTTCGCCACAAAACGGTATTACGTTCCCCTAACTAAAAGTTATTACTTTAACAAGAAAGTTAGGATAAGGTTTAGCATAATGCCAGAAAATTTAAGAAAAATTTACGAGCCCTATACGGACAGCATTGAAAGACGACTTGAAGGTGTAAATTATCACATTGAATCTGGTTATGATGTGCATTTGAACTTCTCTCCTGTAATTGTTTCTAAGAATGGTTTGGTAGAATATGAAAAGCTTTTTAACTTAGTGGACAAATATGTTCATCCTGAGTATAAACCTTCAGTTAAAGCTGAGGTTATATTTCTTACCCACAATGAAAAGCTTCACAACTACAACGTTCAGAACAATATACCAGGAGAAGATTTACTTTGGAATCCACAATACCAAGAGAAAAAAGTGTCTCAGTATGGTGGCACCAATGTAAGATATAAGAACAAAGCAAAGCTTATATCTCAATGGACTGCACTTCATAACCAATGTATACCTTGGAACACCATTAGGTATATATTTTAAATTGCAACATGCGATATTTAAGATTCAAAACTGTGATGGGTGAAATTAAGACAGTACCTTATGTCCTTTGTGATGAAGGTGTAAGGATTACTATCGACAAATCTATTGAAATTATAATACCTCCTAATCATGAAAGAATCATTTTTGCTCCAAATTTTAAGAAGGATAATGTACACGCAAGGAAAAAAAGTGACTTTGAAAAGTCCAACAGAAAGAATAGTAGTAAAGCATAAGGAGTTTCTTAACAAAATTGACAGGCTTACCGAGCAATTATGTAAAGATTTTGAACACTCCATTAAGCAATGGAATGATGAACCTGATTTATTAATTAAAACAGTAAATTATGAAAAAGCCAATAGTAATTAGAAGCATTGGTGAGTTTAGATCAAGTTATTTCCATATGAGAAGAAGTGAAGATAAAGTATGGTATGGTTGGCAAGTAATGGAACCTACTCGTATGTTATCTTTACTGGAAGCTTATCGAAAGAAAGAGAATGATGATATAATGAGGGAAAAAGCTTTTAAGATTATGGAACAACTTACAGCAACTAATTAATAACGAGTGCACCTCATTAATTTGGGGTGCACTTTTAATTTAAAACTATGAAAAAATTATCTTTTTTAAAAATATTGTTCTCTCCATTTAAGAAATTCAAATTAGAGTTTTACTTTGGTAGAGTAGCTATTGGAACTCCTTACTTTTTCCCTAGAAAGTTTGTAAGAATTTCTAAGAAAGAAGCTCATGTAAAAACTCAATTGTTAGTAGAGCTTCGTGGTAATGCAGATGAGAATCACAAAAAAGAACTTTATGAAAGACTGTATTCTATTCAAAAGAATATGAAAAAGTCAGTTCCTAAGTTAATAGGCTTTGATTTTACACCTTTAGGATGGAAGCTTAAGTGGGATGATAATGACTTTAGACATGAGTATAATCCTGTATGGTCTTTTGTGTTCTTTGGATTTCAAATAGCTGTAAGATTCCACGCGCCTATTGAACATCAAGATTCTTATTGGACAGCTTGGTTGTATTATGAACTACGAACTGCTAAAATTCTAACTAAAGCTGAACGTATTAAACAATGCAGAGAAAGATTTCCAGTAACTTATATGGTTAAACAAGATAGTGATTATGTAGAAACAGATTATTATCAACAAATACTTAAACCTAAATACTTATAGTATGGAATATAAGAATAGATACGGATTGACGTATCATTTTGATCACAATGATGATGGTAATATTGATTGGAAAGGTAACTTTCGATATACCAGATTTGGATTTGATGAAATAGATGACAAAGAAATCATCAATTTTATTGATCCAAGTGGAGGACCATTTATTCGTGTGGGTATGGATATGTCAGAGTTTGGATTTGAAGGTACAGTAACTGGCTTTGTAAACCACAAAGATCATTATGAAATTGTAATAGATAAAGAATAAAATAAAGAGAAATGAAGACAACATTGCGAGAATTATTAGATTGGATTAGAACAACCTTACCAATGGATTTAAATACACCCAGATTGATTGAAGAAAAGATACAATCAATGCTTGAGAAGGAGAAAAAACAGATGATTGATTTTGCCGAACAATATTTCGTAAGTTTAGGGCATAAGTCAGCAGAAGATTATTTTAATAAAGTATATAATATAGAAATTACAGTACATGAATTTATAGAGTTGACTGTTGAATGTCTTGAAGCTTTACTTGATCGAGGTCACAATCATGATTATGCAGTAAAAACTATTCAGGATGCATACTATCCATACAAACCAGAAATGGCTAAAGGGAATTATGATGAGGTTGCAGAGATGTTATCATTAACTTTCCTAAATAGAAAGTATCAAACTCCTAATATTATTCCAAGATATCAAAACAGTTAATAATGACTACATTACATTTAACAGAAGAACAACTGCGACTCGTACAACAAGCATTAGATTTGTACACTCGCATTGGTATTGGCCAGTTTGAACGTATCAAAGACCATCCGACATTCGAAAAACATCTTTGGAACAAACTAAAGGATGAAGATGGTAAAACTGATTTTACTCAGTTTCATAAAATTCGTGAAGAGGTTGATATAAAATTGGCAGAGGCTCGCAATATGCTTATTCAAGAAAATTTGCCTCCAAATGGAGGTTGGGGAATTGGTATGCCAAAGGTCGATGAATCTTGTAGAGTTGCCTATGACATAGTTCAAGTAATTCGCCATGAATTTTGGAAAGCAAATCCTGAACGCAGTAATTTGACCGTAGATTCCAATGTATCTTTACTAGCAGAAAATAGTGATAAGATTCTGTGTAAGTTGAGTATTTAAGATTAAAATAAATTATGTATAATAACAAAGTAGAACTAATCGGATATTATGGTAGTGACCTAACCCATGCACAATCTGCATGGACATCTACCAGCAGAGAGCTTACTGAGGACAAATTAAACCGTGTGGACAAACTACTTAAAATGTTAGCTGAGAATGGCCACCATACACCATTTGAGAAATCCTCACTGCACTTTCTTGTTACTTGTGACCAAGCCTCACATATTCATTTATTGAAGCACAGGATTGGTGTAAGCATCAATGGAGAATCAGCACGGTACAAAGAGCTGAAAGATGATAAGTTTTATGTACCTGAAGATTGGCCAGACACATTTCAACAAGATTTGATAGAATTTACTGAACAAGCTAATGAATTCTATCATACTTATCTTGATATACTTATACCTATTGTTGGGAGAAAGAGAGCTAAAGAATCAGCTCGTTTGTTTAAAACAATGAACTCCCAAATTACAATGGACGTTATGTTTAACTGGAGGTCGTTCTATCATTTTCTAAATTTAAGAAATAAACCTGACGCTCAAATGGAGATTAGGCAAATTGCAAGTCAAATGTTGGATTTGGTAGTAGGCATTGAAGGTAACCCATTTCAACATACTATTAAAGCGTTTGGTCTGTGACAATTAAGAATCTTACTGATCATCCTATTGTAATATTAAATAGCGACAATAAAAGGATTATGTACCTTCATCCTGAAGGCGAACCTGCAAGAGTAAAAAAGATAGTGGAACAAGTAGATTATTTAGGTGCTATTCCTTTATCTGAAGCAAGGTTTGGTAAGATTAAAAACCTCCCACCACCAAGTCCCAATGTGATATATATTGTATCTAAGATGGTCTTTGAAGCAGCAAAGGATAGGTACGATTTGTACTACCCTGCTGAGAAGGTAAGAGATAATAAAGGAAGGGTCCTAGGCTGTAAAAGCTTAGGACTCTCCTAACAAAAAAATTTCCTTAACCTTTCTTTTTCTTAGTCTTAGCTTTAATCTTACGTTCTTGCTTAAGCATTTCTTGAGTTGGTGCTTTACCACTACCTCTTTTTGCACGGATATTATTCCATAAACTATTTTCTACTCCAAGTTTATTAAGCTTCTTCTTTGGCATGATCATTTGCTTTATTGAGGGATTCTAATGTTCTTAAAACTTCACCAGTAATAATATTGTTTGCTTCATCTAACACCAAATGGATAGGATAAGTTTTAGCAATGTTTAGCACTTCTTCCATTGTTTCACACATGAAACTTACTTTTTCAGAGGCTGGGTTAACATAAATTACATCATACATGATTAAGGTTTTTGATTAAAAAATTTCTTATAGTTTATCTATCTTCCAAAGATAAACTTGAATTGTAAAAAAAGGTATTTCAATACAAAAGTATGCACGTTTAGGTATTACTGCTTTACCCCATGATATTCCTATGCAAATTTGATTAGAGGTATATGTTACAACTTTCATATTTTAATATTTGTACTCGGAGCGGGGCTTGAACCCGCACGGCCATTACTGGCCACAGGATTTTCTTACCACTATAGTTTTCACTACCATTAAGCGCATAATGTTTGTGGTCTGGACTTTCTCTTCATCATATCATTTCTGACTTAGATGCCTTCCGTCAAGTCTCTACACGTTCTCCTCTTTTGGAGCTTCGCTCGGGATTGCCATTTTACAGGTTTCCCCGAATTTGAAAGGTTCTACTCCTGAAATTTCTTTCAAGGCACTCTTTGGTTTGTATGAATCTTTTTTCAAATTCATTTTAGTTTTTAATGGAATGCCTCCGTTTTGTACAAAAGCTCCATATTGACCAGTGCATTTTTTAGAACAAAAGCCAGAAGACTTTCTTCTGTTTCTCTGTCCTAATTTATTGCCTTTAATAACAAACTCACTATTACACCAAACACAAATATGTTTTTCATCTTTATATTTTAATGCGTCTTGATAAGAATGAGTTTTTCGGTCAATAACTCTTAAATTTGAAAGTTCGTTATTTGTAAAATCACCATCAATATGATCAATGGTTTCATTATCGCTCAAATAACGATTTAAATACATCTCTACTAAATACTTAGGGTAAGAAATGGTTTGTTTCCTGCCATCAGGATGTTTTAAAACCATTCTTTTCCTACCATCTTGTTTAGATGTATAAGGCCCATACGTTTTGCAATTATTATACATAATAATTACTCTTAAAGTCCTGCGTGTCTACCAATTCCACCATCCGAGCTATTGTTGAGGTATAAAAACAACATTCACATCTGCTTCATCAAACATTTCTAATGCTGCAGCAAAGCTTTCAGTGTATCTTTCAGGAACTTTGTTAAACTCCCAAGTACATACTTTCTTAATTCCACATTGGATTATAGCTCTTGCACAATCAGCACAAGTCATAAGAGTGGTATATATTGTCCCTCCTATTGGTGAAGCATTTGTTCTATGAGCATTGTAAATAGCATTGCGTTCTGCATGCTCAGTATACAAGTACTTTTGTGGTCTTTCATACCTCCAAGTTTTGTCATCATCTACTTCTGATGGAAATCCATTGTATCCAATAGAAACAATACGATTTGTAGAGTCAACAATTACTGCACCTACTTGAGTATGTGGGTCTTTTGACCAAGTTTTAATATGCTCAGCAAGATGTAAAAAGCGAAGATCCCAATCAGCCATTATGGTGTTTCTTGTAAAGTTAAAGCTTTCCAATGTTTTATACTAATGAATGGAGCAATAATTTTTTCATTGGGATGCAAAACCATACAGGGGTATACAGGGCTTGTAAGAATAGAAAACCAAGTAGCAGCATATTCGTCATGGGTTTTTAATGTAGCACTATTCAAATATACTTTGAGCTTACCACTTTCCCAATCAAATGCACCTCCTGGTCTATGTGTATGAGCACCTAAATAAATATCTCCCTCAGGATATTGCATTGCGCTGTACTTTTTATTTGCATGGTTTACATTCCACATTGAATGACCTGGGAATTTATGTGCAGCTGCTATCTTATACAAGACATCACCTACTTGCAAATTAACATGACAAATACCTGTACTGTAAGGCACTACTTTGGTAATAATATTTCTTGGTACATCAACTCCAGAGAATTGTTTAATTCGAGCATCATGATTACCCTGAACTGCAAACAACACTTTATGCTTAATGTCATTTAGCCATGACTTCATAAACTGTATTTGCAATTCAGGGGTCAATACGGAGGTCAATACTTCTGCTATAGACCTCAATTTTATGGCGAGATCAATCTCGTCTCCCATTAGAATGATATATAGATTCGGAGTTTTTATTATTTCGTCAGTAATCTTTTGAAACAATTCATAATCAGTACCAATAGCACCAATGTGTACGTCTCCAAAAGGAATAATACAGATTGGATTCTTTGTACTAACTGATACATCTATAAAGTGAGATGATGCATTATTCCTCCCTCTGAGTTTTTTCATTTGCTCAATAGCAGGAATCATATCTCTCCATGAAATGTCATCAATAGATACTGTGTCTTCAAGTACTGTTGGACTTTCAATAAGTAACCTTACACCATTAACTCCTTGTGGAAGGTTATTCTTTTTGAGAAGTCTTTTAATTCTACTACCAGCTGCAATGCTGCTGATATCAAGTAGAGTTCCTATTTTTTCAAAATAGCTTTCTGAGGTATCCTCTTCTGAAGGATTGTTAGTTTTTAGTAGTTGTAGTAGTTCCATTAGTTACTTGTTAAGTATTCTCCCATAGCAAAAGGAGCATTGTTAAGTTGTTTATTAACAATAAATTGATTAATTGATTTTGGATCTCTTAAGTTAAACAGTCCTTTGATAACAGGAATAAAACGAATTATAAATCTTTCTCTTTCCGTCATTCCTTCAAATGGACCTCTTGATATTTCTTCACCTGAAAATAACTGTGTGATATCTAACATATACTCAGCATATTTTAATGATGCAACAGGATTTTGTAACACAGTAATAAATTCACCAGGGTTGAGAATTGGTAATGAACTACCTATCTCAACAGCTGCTTTGTTGGTAAGATAAGAAAGTAATTCAAGATCTTCATCATCATCTGCCATACCATGAATCATACCAGCTAACATAAATATTCCAATTGCCCTAACAGTATCAGTTAAAACCATTTTAACTCCATACTTTTCAGAAGGAGTTAATTGTTCCCACATTTCTAATTGTGCAGCAGATCTTAATAAATTACCTCTAAAAAACATTCCTAGTTTTTTCAATGTAGGTTTACCAGATTCCCTGTCTCTAAATGCAGATAACCAATATCCTTCATCATAATCACCTGTCATTGGATCATATCCTCTTTTTTTAAGACGATCATAAAACACTCTAAACAAAAAACTTCTATGTAATGTTAAAGATGCCAATGCATAATGTTGGTGAAGATACGTTTTATCTTGAGGAGATAACTGTCCTTCTACTCTAGCTACTAAATCTTGAGCTCTTAAAGATACTTGATTCCATATTTTTTCTGCACCTTTTGGTAAAACCATTTTACCTGTCTTGTCAACTGTTATATTTTCATAAAGGTTAGGTAAGTTATCCCAGTTATCACCTTTGTAAAATGCTTTACTTACCCAATTTCCATTTTCATCTTTTTTAATATCTAAGGTCAAAGCTATCAATAATCTTGAACTTAAAATGTGTGAAGGTATTGTATATGGAGCCCATCCTAAACTTTCTCTTAAAAGAACACCTCTATCAAAGTTTTTAGTTATTTCCATCAACCCTGCACTTTCAGCCATTACATTAAGCTTTGCTTTTTTTACCTTGCTTAAGCCATCCATTCCGTTCTTTACCATTTCTGCCATTTGGATTTTCATGGCTCTAGTTTGCAATCCTCTACTGATATAATAATCCATTATACCTTCTTGCAAAGCATTGACTCTAGCTGTAACAGCAGAAGAAAATATACTACCTAAGTTGCCCATAAGGTTAACTGATCGAGTATAGCTATTAATCTTTTCAAAGGCTTTAGTTATATTAAAGCCCATAAACTCAACTTTTTTCTTAGGTTTGTCAGAAAGATTTATATCTAATCCAGTCTGAAGTAATTTGTAAGCATTTGTTTCTACGCCTTTTTTACCATCAACTGTACGCCTTGCATATTGCTGTTCAATTACTTGTATTTTTTTAATAATCTTTTTTCTATTTTGATAAGTCTTACCAACTCTTGCGTATTCTACTAAGGCACCTACTAAATCTCTACTAATTAAATTAGGGTCTTTAAGTTTTTTATTATGGTGTACAGGAACTCCTCGCATTACAAACTCAGTATCTGCATTTTGTATAGATTCAGGATCTCCAAACATTAAAGTATCATCTTCATCAGTAAAGAACTCAGATTTAATACCTCCTTTAATTCTTTGGAATAAGTGTTTATTCCTATGAATAACAGCTCCCATCATATCTTCACGAATAGGAATCATCATATCAGAAGGAGTATTTCCTGGAAGCACATCATCAATTTTCTTTTTTTCATTTTTGTAAAACTCAATAAAATCTCTTTGTTCTTGACTTAAAGAATTCCATTTTTTATTAGTATAATCATTAGTTTTAATTGACCCATACTTATCATGTTTAATAGTTGAACCATCACTAGGTTCAACCATATCACCTTTCCAATATTTCTTAAGTTGTCCGTTGTGATAATAATATCCTATGTTTTGTTTTTTCCATTCTGCAAAAGCATAAGGATTTAATTCTTTTTGAGCAAGAGCCATTATTTTGTTAGCATCCTTTTTAGGCATTGTATTTTGAGAATACCATTTGTTAAGTTTGCTTTTATATTCTTTATAATTTTTAAGTTCAGCTTTTTGACTTTCCAATAAAGAATCAGGATCAGCTCTGTTTATATCTTCCATTCTTTCTTTGTAAAGCATTCTTTCTTCACCACTTTTAGGAATGTTGTGTTCATTATATAATTTTTCAAAAAACTCAGCTTTTGCTTTTTCAAACTTACCTTTATGGATTCTACCCATTAAATATCCAGTAGCTTTTCCATCATCTAATGTTTCTAATGCAAAATCATAATTGTTAAACTTAAACTGCTTAAGTTTAGCATCAAGATCTTTAACAAAATTAGATGTCTCACGAGTAGATTGTATTTTTGCTTGACCTAAAATAGAGTTTACTAACCTTAAAATAGGATCAGATGCGTATCTACCTGACCCAGTATATCTTTCAACTGAATATACATCTTTTGTACCTTTTATAATTTCCCTGTAATCAATGTAATCTTTAGATGATTCATCCTCTCCAAATAGGATTTTATTAATTTCCCTATCAATAGAATCGTTGTTCTTTTTAAGAACCTGACCTGATGGAGTAACTGTTTCAGTAGAAATAGAAAGCTCTTCAATATAAGATTGGCGTACTGTATCTATTGCTAAGTTTTGTAGCTTCCAATTTAAAGAAGCTTCAGCAGATGCAAAAGCATTTAATGCTTGTTGAGTTAACTCTAAAAGTTCTCTTTCTCCTACAAGTGGAAGATCATTTTTAGTTCTTTTAATAGTATCATTTTCAAGCTCATTAATCCTAATATTTAAATACTCTTGAAGATCTTTTAAAATAGGTTTGTAATGACCATAAAATTCCATAATTTGATTAAGTGTCTCATCAGTAAGTTTGTACTTACCTGTTGTATCAGTTAAATAACTTAATACTTTTTGAGAATCTTGCATTACATGGGTGATAAATTGAGATAACCCTACACCTCTTTGAATAGATATTTTTTCTAAATCTAAATCTTGTAACTGTGTTTTAATAGATTGTTTAATAGTATCAGTAAGTTCTTGTCTACGAGCTAGTTTTCTAGATCTAGCTCTTAATTTTTGTTTTATAAGCCTTACTTTACCCATAAAAGCAGGGTCAACAGCAATAGTGTTTTTGTATTGATTTTTAATATAATCTTTTAAATCTGTCTCATTATAAAATTTTACTTTACCATTACTGTCTTTACGTTTATAAATAGTTTCTTGATCAAAATTATCTAAATAAGATTCTGCAATTTCTCTTTCAGCCTCTGACAAAAATCTCATGCCTCTTTTAATATCATTTTTAGAAGCAGTTTTTATGTCACCAGATTTAATTTCATTTTCTATTTGAACATCAGCTAAAGAATAATAAATATTTTTATCTTGAACTGGATTTTTTAAATCAACCTCGTTTAAAATATCTTCTAAATATAATTCCAATCTAATATTTACATCAAACAATGCTAAAAATTTATTCCAAAGTTTTTTTAAATACTTTGACAGTAAAGTACCTTTTTGGACTTTCATATCTTTAAGTAAAACTCTAGACCCTATTTGATGAAGTATTTCCTTTTTAGCTTTTATTTCATCACCTTCGTACTTCTCTAAATATTTAGCATAGTTTTTCTTATATTGATCTGTTCTTTCTACATAACTAAGAATTTTATCAAAGTCAGGATCTTTTTCATACTCACTATGAGCTAACATAATATGAACAAGTTCTTCTGATAACATTTCTTTAGTAAGATTACCTTTTCTATAAGCAATAGCATTTCTCATAGGATCGGCTAATGCTTGCACATCATCTGCTAATTTGTTACCAGTAACTTCTTGCCACCATTCAAGAGATTCTAATCGAATACCTGATTGTCTAGTAAAGTTTATTAAATTACCCAAATCAGTATCTATCATTTCAATGACAGGATAAGTTTCTACTTTGTTTTTGTTTTGCCAAATAGCAGTTTCCATTTCAAACAAAGCAGGGGCATACCCATACTTTTCAGCTTCCTTTAATTTTCTTTGATAATCAGGGTGTGATATGTTAACACATTTCATGATGATTTATTTAATCTACTTGGTAGTTTACAACGTTAGCTAAAACATTATTACTGTAATCCCAATCAAAATTCTTTAAATTCTTAAGGTTAGTCATATTTCCTTTAGAATCTTTAAGCAATGCTTTGTTTGGTGATTGCCAGCTGTTAGTTAAGGCATACCAAAATAACTCTGGATCATTACCATATCGTTCAGGGTTTCTAGCAAATGTTCTGTAATTCTCTGCCATAAAAGCAAATGATAATTGACCTTGAAGTTTTTTATCTTTATTTAATGCATTTTCCATTTTAAGTAAGAGCCTTCTTTCAATTTCTTTATCTGAAAAAATATTTTTCTTTTTAAGCTCTTTTGCTTCTTTTATTAACTCTGGAAAATATTGATCTCTTAATTTAGGTGATAATGATGATACATTAAGTTGAGAAACTCCTAAACTTAAAGTTTTACTTGGAGAAGTACCTCTTGTAATTTGTCGATATGATTTAGCAAGACCTGGTGCTGCAGATTCAGCTCTATATGTAGGACTATAACCTTCATTTGTTTCAGCATGAGGAATGGCAGCTGTTATTGCACCTATCTTCTTTAGATCTTCTATTGGAATATCACTATAATTAGTTAAGTCTACTGAGTTAATACCTTCTAAATAAGACCTCATTGCAGGTGTTTTCTTTGCTTGACTTTTGTAAGAATCATCTTCAGATAAAGCTAAGTCAGCATACTCACTTTCAGGTACAGGAGAAATATTTAAAGTTTGACCTGAATGATCATACCTTTCACCTTTTAATTCTTCAGGAATATTTAATGGTTTTTCAGCTTCAATAGCATTTAAGTTTCTTGCTCTTTCTGCAACATCAACATCTCCAAATCTTGTCCTTCTGTAAAATCCAACTTTTCCATTGTTAGATGAAAAACGTTTCATAGCATCTTCTATAGAATTAAAGGTTCTTATTCTTCCTTGCTTGTCACCTGTATTGTCTAAAATAGTAATCTTAGATTGCATTGGGTCATCTTCATCCTTTTCTAAATCTACAACTACTAATGCATGACTACCTCTAGAACTAGTACCATCTTCATTCATATAATTAACACGAATAATATCTCCAACATCAGGTGTTGTTATTGAAGTATCAGAGTGATATTGCCACCCTTCTTTTTCAGCAGCTTTTGCAAAATCATAATTAGAAAAATAAATACCTTCTGAAAATCCTGTGTCAGTATATCCTCCTTTAAATAATCCAGGCTCTACTTGTTCATCTAAGAAAGTACAAACTCCTCCAATACATTGAGATACAGCTCCATATTCAGAACCTGCTTCTAATCGTTTGTTTACACTTTCTTTCATTGCAAAATCAGAACCTGGTTTATAATTTTTACCTGCTGCTCTGACTTTATCTTGATAATCTTGTCTTATACTTCTACCTTCTTCTACACTTGTTCTTGCTTCATTCATTCTTTGTTGATACTCTTCATCTAACCCTCCTTGACTTCTTAAATGAAGTACTGTTTTTTCATCTAATGCTCCTGTTACAGGCAAGTTATTTTGTTGTTGGTAAGTTTTAATATTTTCAACTGACTGAGGAACTTCAAATGATGAAAAGTTTAAACCTCTAACAGGATCACTTACAGGAGTTTTTCTTGGAGCTGTAACTGATACTTCTGGTAAATTTTGAATAGACTCGTCATATCCACCTTTAAATATATAATCTAATGTCCCAAATATACTTGCTTCTTCTGTTGGTAAAGTAGGACCTAATGGTTCTGACGAAATTGGTGTAGTTGTTTTAATAGCAGTTGGCTCAGCAGAAGTTGGCTCAGTAGTTGGAGTATTCCTAAAGTTATAATCATTAATTAATTTTTCCTTTAATCTTAAATTAGCTTCTGCTGATCCATCAGTTAATCCTTCTGCTTTAGCAGTATCCCACGATTTACCTGTAAGAGTGGTGTATACTTCATAAGGTTTCATATTAGCATATAATCCACCATCAGGTGCATAGTCAGGTGCTGCAGGTAATGTATCCACTAACTCATCAATACAGCCATAACAACCCTCTTGTAATTTTTGCTGTACAAAATTTCTTTTATTAGCAGGTATAATTACTTTATCCCCAAAATCATTTTCAAGGATAAGCTCATTATGTTCAGCTTCTACTTCTATATTTCTATACATAATCATCTAAGTTTTGATTGTTATTAGATGCTACACTATTTAATAATTGTCCAATATCAGTGCCTTGTTTTAAATTAAGTTGAATAAGCTCTCTAATATTAGGATCATTTATAATATTAGGATTTTGTAACATTTGTTGTATATGCTCAGGAGTTGCTGATTCTATCATAGGATTGTAAATACCTTCATCTTGCATTAACTTTTTAAGAGTCGTCAGCTGAGAATGAATTCTTGTAGGATTATCAAAAGCAGAATAAGTTTTATTCAATTCTAAATCTTTTTTTACAGGTAGCTCAGCTTTAGCATTAAGATCTGCTACATCAGTAGCATTCATTAGTTTTTCTCTTGTGCTACTGACCAATCCTTTATTACCAGCAGTAGATGCTTTGGCCAGTTCTCTAATAACATCACTTTGATTTGATCCAATTAAGTCAGGATTTACTGATAGATTTGATGAAGGAGTTGGTGACAAACCAAGTGTTTCATTTATTCCTTGAGGTAAAAAATCTGCAGGATTTAAACTAAAATAATCATTAACAGGTTTGTTTGTATCTGCATATACTTCATTAGGATTAGCTTCATTAATTAAGCTTGAAGCTGATACACCAATAGAAGGATCTTCTTCTATTGAAACATTTGAAACCCTGCCTGCACGTCTTGCTATTTCTTTATCAACTAAGTTTGGATCCATGCCTGACTCTGTAAATTCATTAGTAAGAATTTGTTTGTATTGAGGAGAGTTAATATAATCTAATTGCCAATCTTGTTGATTTTGATAATTACTAGGAGGGTCACCTATAACCATACCTTGTTGAGCTTTGGGTAAAACTAATCCGTACTCAGCTTTAAAATTAGATTGACCACTTGTAATACTAACACCATCCTTACCTATCATAAGATCTACTCCGCCTTTTTCATGCGTAGGATAACCTTGTAAATCTTTAATAAGTCTCCATTTACCACCTTTAGTAAACTTAGAAGATTTCATTCCTTGCTCAGCTTTTGGAAGACTTGAAGTATTTATATTAGCTTTGTTTGTAGACCTACCTTTTAAACAATTGTTTATCCAATTTTCAATATCACTTATTGAATTTTTATTTTTAGATATAGATTTGATTAGCATTTCTGCTGTAATACCTTCACTTTCCAACAATTCTTTATTTTCTTCAAACACTTCATACACACCTTTTTGACCTTCTTTAAATCCTTCTAATGACATTTCATTATTTGGATTGGTAGGTTTGGTAAGTTCCGATCCTTTGTAAATTTTTTTATACTTAGTTGGATCTTCAACTTCAGGTTGAGTATTTTCTTTATTTAAATTTATATTATTATAAGTAAATTCATTTAAATCTTGTCTGTTAAGAAAACTATCAGTAAGAATTTGTAATAACTGTCTGTCAGATAATAAATTTAATATCCAATTAGTAAACTTTTTCCACCAATTATATGCTTCACCTTTTTGTTTTACTACTTGTTCTCCAATAGCTTGTACTAATGCTTCTTCACTGCCAAACCTTTTAATACCTTCTTGTACAATTGGAGTATCTCTAAACCAAGAAATATAATGATGTGCGTATTCATGAGGTATTGTATCTGCCTTCTTATTTACAGCATCTACAAGTACAGTCATAGCTTTAATATTAGCTTGACCTATTATTTGGTTAGCTTCATTTCTTTGAAGCATTATTTCAGATAATACCTCTGGAGTTATAGTAATTTCATTCCATTTATTACCATACTCATCAGTAATTTCTTTTACATCATATAATTTGTTAAGAGTATTAGTAACTCTGTTTTCATAAAAATCATATATAGGTCTTAAAGCACCAAATCCTTCTTCTTCAACTCTTTTGATTTCTTGTTTGAGTTGGTTTATTTCATTATTTAATCTTTCTCTGTTAAAAAGTAATATATAACTCCCCTCTACATCTTCTGGTAATTTAGCATTTTCTATTTTTACATAATCTTTAGCTTCTTGTTCTGTTTCAAATATAATGTTTTCATCACCATATCCTGAAGTATCTAACCAATCAACTACATATTTAGGTTTTTCTAATTGTTTTTCAATTTCTTTAATCCTATCTTCTTTCTGCTTCTTAAACTCTTCTAAAGTTGTGTGACCTTCAATTTTACTAATAGTATCCCCTTTAGGAAATAATACTTTTTCATATCCTTTCTTAGCACTGTCTTGAATAATAGATTGTATAAAGAAGTTAACCCAATTACCTTTTTTATTTAGTAACTGTAAAAATTTATTTTCATTAAATCCTTCTTTTGAAGAACTTAATCCAAGTAATCTTTTTCTTTCTTTACTTACTAATTCATCTGCTTCTTCTTTAGTTTTATTTTCATATTCAATTAAACTGTACTCATAAGCAGATAACATTTCTTCCATATTAGTCACTCCCCTCATACCAGAGGTGTTTAAAGCATTGACTTCAGGATTTGTAATTAAATCTTTTCTATTTCTACCTTTCTGAAATAAATCAGATTGTAACTCAAGTATTCTGCGAGTTTTAGTATCTTTTCCTCCTATAGTAACATTATCTGGGTTTATTTTTCGACCGTTAGGACCTTCTATAAAATCATCTGCTCCCATTTCTGTAGCAGTTTTACCTCCTACTCTTTGCTCATCACTTCTAAACCACCCAATACCATTATCTGTAGCAAATTGAGCATGTCCTTTAATAGCAGGTTTAATAGCTGGTGTGACTATTTCATTTTCTGTGTAATTAGCACCTCCTGGAACTGTTAAATAAGAATAGTATTGAGATTCTTTTTCTAATACTACATTATTAAATTCTTCTTCTGATATTTTATTTCCATTTTTATAATGTACATATTCAAATTCAGGAGTAACAATTCTTTTATAAACATCATTACCTATTTTATACTCATCTTCTTCTGAGGGAAGTTGTTGTAAATTAATTTTAGATTTAGCAGTATTAATCTCAACAACAAAGCTATTATCAGCTAATAAAGATGCAATTATTTCTTCTCTATCAGTAATATCTTTATCTAATATGATTTGTTTTTGCTCTTTAGATATTTGAAGTTCTGTAAGTATTTTATTTAAACCCCAATTATTATTTTTACCTTTTTCAAATATTTGTTTAGCTTTATCAGAAACTAATGTGTTAACTGCTTTTAATCTATATTGAACTTGATTATTATATTCTTTTTGATTAAATACATTATCACCTTGTTCCCATACAGGATTATTAGAAATCTCTAATTTAATCTCAGGATATTTTTCTTTAAGATACTCAATAAGTTCTTGTTCAGTCCTACCTTTATTTCTTGAAGTAGGTTGTAAATTGATTGGAACTTCTTTAGATTTAGTATAATTATCCACTTTAGATTGACTATCTAAACCTGCCATCCAATACCTAAAAGCTTGGGTAGTTCCATAAGTAGCTTCTAAAGCTTTCCAATCTGGGTGGTTTTTATTTGGACACATCATAATCCGCAAAGCTTTTGATGGAATGAAATTACATCTTCATTCCCTGATGAAAGGAATAATTCTTTTTGTAAATCAGGATCCATATTTTCACCATACTCAAATTCTGAAGTGTGTAAAAACTTTACTACACCTTGATATGGGTCTAATAATACTGCATAAGGTCTTCCTTCAAATTCAAAATCCATAATGTTTTCTTTTGCTTCAATTGGCGATGTTATAGCCCAACGATTATACTCTAAGGCAAATTTGTTTATTTTTAATTCAGAAGGTTCATTTTCATTTTGGTCTAATAATTTTAACATAGAAGGATTCTGATCTGATTTAAGTAAAGTTATGTATTCTTCATTAATAGTAACTCCAAATATTGGTGAATAATCTTTAAGTGTTGCAAAACCAGTATTCTTTGGAGCTTTTTCAGCTTGATCTATAATAGTTTGTTTTTGTTTTTTACTAGAATCATCAAGTCCTTCATAAACTTTTTTACCTGTTGCAGTAGAATATATTGTATTGTTATCAGTTACAATATACTTTGTACCATTGTACATAGTAGTTTTGTATCCGCCTATAACTTGTAACTTACTAGTACTTGGTGTACCACTAAACTTACTTCCATCTATACCTATTAACTGAGCTTTACCTGAATTATTTATATTCCAAAGTAAATAAGTTTTACCATTATATTTTACAACAGCTCCTGGCCTAATACTTCTATCATTAGGATCAAACATTTTAGATTGAGTAGTAGGTTGTTGCACCTGTTGTGTTGGTTGGGTAGTTTTAGACCACCTTGAATAACCATTCATTTTTTCTTCTATATATCCTTTTGTAGATAAATAATCTGCAACTAGTTTATCTGATAAATTACCTTTAGCATATTGATTACCTACTCTAAATGATGCACCTGCTTCAATAGCTTGTTCTAATAATGGTTTGTATTTTTCTTTTAAAGTTTTAAGAATTTGCGCTTCTGTTACACCTCTAAATGTTCCACTACCAGAAACCATAACTACATCAGAAGATGTATAATTTCCAGTATTAGCTTTATCTCCCCAAGCTAATCTATATTTATTAGTAGAACTTACAGTAGCTGAGCCTGATTGAAACCCAATAAATTGAGTAGATTCAGAAGCCATTTGAATATCTTTAGCAGCATTACCATACATGTCTGTAGGTTTTACACCTGCTTGACTTAATGGATTTACTGCTTGTTGTGACCCACCTGTTTCAATTGCAGGTGAAGTAGAAGGTGTAGGAATAGGCAAGTTTCTAAGAATAGAATTGGTATTATTTAAAAATTTCTCAAAAATTTCAAATTCTTTTTGTGCTTTAGTTTCATCACCTAACGCTATTTCTAAAGACTCTAAATGAGAAGCTTTAGCTTTGTCAGTAAGGTTATAATCTAAAGCTTCCAAAGCAGTACCTTCTCCATCTAATACCCATCCTAAATACTCACTAGCCCAATTTTTAGCTTGCTTAAGACTTGTAAACTCAGGCATTCTATTGTTTTTAGCAAGGACATTAATATCATTTAAAGTTAATGAGTCAATACCACTATCAAATGAGCTTTTTACATCTTTATAAGTTATCTTTAATTTTATTGTAGGAGCTGCTTTGGCTTTTGCAGTTTTTTCTAAAGGTCTAAATTGTCTTAACCCTCCTGTGTAAGGAGTTGCAGTATCGTACTGATGAGGTTGTTTACTTCCATCAAAAGTAACAATATCTCCATGTTCATTAGTTACTGAATCTAAAAGTTTATGTTTTATAAAATACTCACCCTTAGAAAAGTCATTTGTACGATCTCCTTTTAAAGTTAAACTTTTTACTCTTGTATCATTTGCATTATAAACATTTAATACAACAGGCATAATATAACCTGTTCTATTATATTTTCTTCCATGAGAATTAAAAGCTGTTATTCTAATTATTGAAAGTTGTTTTTGATGCTTAGCTCTATCATATTGTTCATAACGCCCATCACTTATCTTATCTCCTCTCATTGTTTTAATATCATACACTCTTTCTTCACCAGCTTCATCTACAGTTACTAAGTCTAAAGTAGTACCTATTCCATTATAAAGATCAATGAAAGTACTTTCTAAAGCAATAGGTGTTTCACCTTTAGATTCAAGGTACTTTGAAAATTGATCTAATTGTCTTATTAAACCATTTAATGCCCCTTCATTACCTTTTTCTACAATTTCATAAGTGCTTAAATCCTTTGATAATACCCCACTAAAATAGTCTCTTAAAAATCTATCTACTTTAGTACCTATTGTAGTAGCTGTTTCACTAAGTTGACTTTTGTTAGCATTGACATACATTCCTAATCCATCATGCTCATAGTAGCTAACTCCTTTAGAATATAAATATCTTATCAAATCTTTTTCATAAGGAGTTCCTTCTTTTGTAAGACCAGCTATTGTTTTAAATACAAATGTAACTGACTTCTGCCATCCTCCTGCACCCATTGCTTTGTCAATCAATGCCTTTATTTCTGCTAACTCTTCTTGTGAATTAACACTTAGCATGATTGTTTCATCGCCATTAAAGTTTTTAGTAACCCCACCAAAAGCAGCAGCTAAAGGATTATTAGAAGCACTAACAATACCATTTGAATAATTAGCCATCCTTTGTTCTAACTCAGAAGCATTAGTAAGTTGAACAGGAGAAGTTAGTTTTTCAAATTTAGGCTTACTTATAAAGTGAGTATTACGCATTACCGTATTAGATCCATCAACATAAGAGGTTTTGTCTTTACTAATTTTAACATTCTTAGTAGCTTCAGGAAGTTCTTTAGTATAAAAATCAAGAGCTTGCTCTTTTGGACTTTTTACAGTTTGACCATTTGGATTTACCTTACCATTTAAAGTAGAGCTTATAAAAACTCTATCTGAAAATCTTGTAATAGCTGTGTACATTGATTTAGATAAATTATCTGGATCATCCTTTGTTACACTATAAATATCATCTTCTAATACAAGACCTTCTGCATAAGTAGAACCTTGAGATTGGTGAGAATTAATAGCATATGCATAATCAAATCTTACATAGGCATCACTTATATCTCTAAAAACACCTCCTAATTGTCTGTGTGCAGAAGGATTACTAAACTTTAATTTATTTCTTTCTTGCTTTAAAGCTTTACGGAATTGCATTATAATATTATAATCCTCAGGGAAAGGAACCCTTTGTGTAGTAGATTCACCATATATTTTTAAAGGAAGTTGATGGCTTCTTATTTTTACTTTACTCCATTGCTCATAGAAAGTTTTAGGTAACAAACCAGCTACTTCTAATCTATCAATAACATTTTTGAAAAAGTAATCTTCTCTTTCTTCAGGCCTCCCTACAATTTGAGCAGCTGTATTTTTAGTAATAGCTATTGCTTGACCATCTACCATTAATCTAAATGGATCTAAAACTCTAAGTAGTTCACCCTTATAATAAGGTTTTGGATTATCTCCAAATATAGTTTGTCTAACCCTTGCATTTGTTTTATTTACTGTAGCATTTCTATATCCAATAATTCTAAACAAATTAGGATTATTCTCTTTAATAGCTTTTTTATACCTTTCTATAGCATAATTAAATAAGTTATTTTTTTCTTCTTCTTTTATAAATACTAATTCTTCAGTATCAATACGTTGGAGACTACTGTAAGGATTTTTAGGTTTATTTTTTTTATCAGAATGAGAACTATCCCAAGCATGATCTGCCCAAGGAAGAATAGAACTGTCTTCTCCTTGTCTTACTCTTTCAAACAATTTGACTGATGAACTATCATTATCTTTTAATTCTAAGAAAGGTCTTGACAAATAACTTCCTAATTTATGTTTTTTAACAAAATCATTAAGTTTAGCTTCAGCTATTGTTTTAGCTTGACCTCTAGAAGTATCAACTTCAGTATTAATATTTTCTAATTCAGAAATAATAAAAGGATCTAATTTTAAATATTTAGCTAACAACAAATAATCTTTACCTTCTCTTACAGGAATTAATTGTCCACTATCACCAGCAAATAAAATCTTAGCAGTAGGATTTTGTTCCCTAATTTTAGCATATGTACTTTCACTTATCATAGAAGCTTCATCTATAATAATGTAAGTAGCTTCTTCTATTGCAGTTGTTTTTTTACCTCTTTTAAAATTATTAGAAGTTGGATCATATTCTTCACCTAAACCAGAACTAATAGTAGAAACTTTAATAGTTTCTTCTTTTTCTACTCCTGCGTTCTTAAGATTATTAGCCGCTTGATTAGTAGGAGCTAATACTAAAATAGGTTTTTGCATATAGCTAGCCGAGGCAGCTAATTTCTGAGTTATAAACTTAATAATTGTAGTCTTACCTGTACCTGCTTTACCTTGTAATAAAAAGTCAACACCTTTATTATTACCCATAAAAAAGTCAAGAATTCTATTATGAGCATTCTTTTGACGATCATTTAAATTTTCATAACTAACTGCTGATATGTCTTTACGACCTTCTTGTTCAACAGGTTGTTGCTGTTCAGTAGAAGGTTGTTCAGTAGGGGTTGGCTTTTGATCTGTTTCTTCTTCTTTAGAAATTAACTGAGGAGGAATATTACTAGATGAAGGAATTGAAGAATCACCATCTTCAAATTCTGAGTCAAAGAAATCTTCTCCAAAAGATTCACCACTACCAGTAGTACCCATTGGAGGAGCATCACTTGCAGATGGGGGTGGAATGAATTCTTGTCTTGTGAAAGTTTTTAAAGTGGGTTTACTGCTATACACATCTTCAGCATGTTCTCCAAAGAAATATCTTTGTACTCTCTTTGTGTTATCTTCATAAGTACTCAGTTCACTAACACTTACCCATTTTTTAATGTTATAATAATACTTAAACAACATATTACCATATCCAGGAACATATGTTTTAAGATAAGGAAACCTAATCCCTCTTTGTCTTTTATGTTCATTTATATATAGTACTGAAGGATTATTAGGATCTGCGTAAGGACTATAAATTGGTTCTGGAATATAATCCAAATCTCTAAAGTTATTTCTTATAAACTGGTCTAAGAAATTATTTACATGGCTATCACCTTTATCAAAATATTCTAACTGAGATTTTAATGTTTCAAAATCTTTCTTGTTAGCCCATGTTTTTAAAGGTAATAATTGATTAAACCCTCCCATAGTAAATCTAAATCCACTTGCATAGAAAGAATAAACTTTTAAAAATTCAAGTACATCTGATGGTAATTTCTTAACATCATTTTTTATATCTTGAACTTCATTCCTATCCATATTAATATTACCTTGATAGATAATATATCCAGCTTTAGTAAATTCAAGTTTCTTTAAAAATTTATTGTTAGGGTTTGACTTTTGAAGAGCCATTAGTTTTTTTCTATTCTCCGCGTAAGACTTTTTAAACATGTCATAATCATACAACACAGAACCTAAGTACTCAAAATACTGCCTGTAAAGAGAATCTATTTGATCATTAGTAAGGTCCCACTTTTCATAAATGTTTTTCTTTAGTCTTTCAGCCTTATTTAGAATTTTTTTAAAGGTCTCACCTTTTATATTTGGAAACCCAATTTGATTTACAATAGTATCTAGTGGTAAAGAAATACCATACTCTACAAGAGTCTCCATGTAGAAAGGTATTTCTAAAGAAGATTCAAACATCTCTTTAGCTCCTACAAAATAAGCATCAAAAGATGCTTTTTGATACCTTCTTTCAGAACCAGCACTTTCACTTAGATTAGCTCCTAATCCACCATCTCCAATTTTAGTATTAGTAATAAGATCTGAAATATTACTTACTAAATCTTTCATACCAAAAAGAGTACCAATAATACTTTCACTACTATTTAATACATTACCATCAGCATCAAAATATAAAATTGAACTACCTGCTTTTGGTAAAACATTAGCTAGTTTACTTTTACTAAGCAAAGCATCTTCAGTATATTGTAATACTAAAGGATCATTAAGAACTGATATTGCTTGAGGAATACTATAACCAAGAGACAACAACCCAAACAAATAATCACTTGTAGCAGAGTTAACATTAATATATCCAGCTAATGGATTCTTTCCATTATCCACAGCAGCAGCTAAAAACTCTGCCATGTTTTGAATTTTAGAAACACCTGTATTGTCAAATTCTTTTGACAAGTTTGTTAATTCTTCAATTTCAATATTAGTAGTTCCATTTTTAAAAGTTAAATTATTAATCATTGAGTTAAAAATAGAATCTATTTCTTCTTGAGTAAAGCTAATAGATTGTTTTTCTTCTAATCTACTTTTTTCTTTTTTTGCAAATGCTGCTTCTGAAATAGCTAGTTTTATTAAATTTTGTATTACAGCATAAGCATTTGCATTAGAAGATGTATTAATTAAATCTTTTGCAAGATTAGGGTAATTGTAAGATTGTTTATTGTCAATATTTTCAGAAAAAGATTTATAGAATTTTAAAACCTCTTCTATTATTTTAGTATGATTAGATGGGTTACCTAATAATTCTCTAAATACTTCTTGTACAGCACCATTTGCTTCAAATTTAGCATCAAAGTTTTTAATTGAATTTAATAATTTTTCATTAAAGAAATTATCATTTTTTATATTATTTGTTATTTCAACAGGTAACTTAACTATTCTAGTTAAAAATCCATCTTTATGTTGAATATTATAATGTTGCCACAACGCATTTGATGCTAAAGCATTAGCTGCAATACCAGTCAATGCTTTACCTTGATTCATTCGTTGAGCAATATTAACAGTGGTAACAGGGTCTAACATTAGCAATTTAACATCACCCTCCTTGTATTTATTTGCTAATCTTTCAACAGTAGCAAAACCTCCAGGCTTAAGTTGTTTAGATGCAACACTAGAATCTCCTAAAATATCATTCCACATTAAATTAAATAATGTCTTTTCATTAGCTCTTTTAGTTTGAATCCTTTCTGTTTGTTGTACAACTTCAAAATCTGTTAATAATAAATCATCTCTTTCAGCAACTAAATCTTTTATGTTTTGATAAAGAGTGTCTTTATAATTATAAAGGTCACCTAATCTTTTTTTAAGTTCTTTATATTCTTCTGAGTTAAGACTTTCAAGAAGTTGTTTTTCAGCTTCTTTAGGATCACTAGACAATGATAAATCTGAAATCTTTGAGCTTAAAGTAGCTAACTCTAACTTTAATTCAGGTATTGATTCTTTAGTATTTACTAAATTCTCATATAACTTCTCTATTCTTTTATTATAATCTTCTACTATTTTTCTACCTGCATTAGTTCTTTTTGCTATTTGTAAAGCTGTCTGTACTTTAGAAGGTGCGCCAAAACCTTTTACCTTATCAATGTCAAAGTCAAGACCTGCAATAGCAGTAATCTCATGAGGCAATGTCATTGTATCTGAAAATGGATCAAATGCAATAGCTTTGATTTTAAAATCAGAATAGAAATATTCATTAGGAATACGATACCCTATTGATTCTTTTAAAGACTCAGGCATTGTATTAAATGCTTCTTGATCAATAAAGCCTTCATCATTAATGTATTCTGCTATTTCCTTATTTGTTACAGGAAGAATAGCTTCCATATAAGCTATTGACTTAGGTACTGATTTAGTATCATTAGCTTTTATAATCTTACCATCAGCATCTTTAAATACAATGCGAGGTTTCTTTGCAAAACCTACAGCTGAACGGTTAATTAAAGAATACCCATTAGAAAACTTTTGATCACTAACTCCTTTTCTATACATACTTGATAGTAAAGACTCAATGGTTTTACTATTTACAGGATGCCATAAAGGAACTGTTGGATCTCCATTTTCATCAAGTTGAAGCATTTCTAAAAAGTCATCTCCTAACCCTCTGTTAATTACATCTTCTCTTAATTTTTTAATAAGATCATTCCAATTAGAAATTTCATCTGTAAGCTCTGCATATGAAATCTTAATATTATCTATAATAAGTTGTTGGTAAGCTTTTACAATTTTATCGTAGTTAGGATGATTATTTTTTAAATCAACAATAATAAGCTTTTGAATCTGTGTTCCAAATAATTCACTTGATTCATAATAGTGGCTTGGATTTTCTTGTTGCTTACCCCAAGCATCATAACTAAGTGAAACTATAGGAGCACCTTCACCAAGATAAGAATCAATGCTTTCTTCAACATTGTATTCATCACTAAGATTTAAGTTTGGCTTGTATGCTTTTAAAGTAGAATCAAAAGTATATACGCCATTGTCAACTTCAGTATCTACATTTGAATAATCAACCGTACCATCAGGGTTAAACACATAACCTGATTCTTCTAATAATCTTTTATAGAAAGGATTGTACAAAGGGTTATCTACTTCACCTTTTTCAGTTTTTATTTTTTTCAATCCATAAAATGGAATCATTAATATTTCAGAATCTTTCTTTTGGAAAGGTGTAAGCTTAGAAGTGTTAGGGTCATTTAAAACCTTTTGAAGTACCATTGTATAAACATATGGTTTGATAGTTTCAAAAGATCTTATACTCTTAAGCTCTTCTATTATTGGAGAGTTTTCAGGTAGTGCTTTAACAATAGCATCTATATGTTTTTTAGAAGGTAATTTACCTGAACTAATAAGTTTCCAAACAAGATCTTTAGCTTCTGTCCATTCTCCCATAGCTATCATTCGATACTTATAACTATGAGGAGTAAGAAGAGTCATACCATCAGTTAAAGAAACGCCCTGTTCATAAGCTGATAAGTTTTCATCTCCTAATATTTTACCTAACTGATTTAACTGAGGAGCAGGTGTTTCAATATCAGGAAGAATCCTGATGTTCATTGTACTAGGTACTTTAGTAACTTCTCCTTTTGAATTAGACCAAAATGCATCAGAAGAAGCATATGTTACAGGGGAGTATAACTCTTTAACTCTCTTAAAGAAATCATCTACTACATTCCCAACTCCTTTAGACTTATAAAAAGCAGGGTCTCCTGCTGTAATTAAAATCATTTGACCTTGCCAAGCAACATGATTTAATACAAAATTAGTTAGGTAATCTTGTAGCTTTTCAGGGTCTAATTCAATTCCTTCATGAAGTTGAATGTTAGGATCTGATATTAATTTTTCTGCTAAGTCACTAGCTGTTTTTCTAGCCCATGCTTCAAACTCTTTAACATCAGATCCCATTTCTTGAGGTACTAATAATCTAGATGAGGCATTTTTTGCAAAGTTAGAAGGTGCATTTGCAACAGTACCATTCTTATCAACTTGTTGAATTCGATTTGATTCAAAATCAAAAACCTCTTTTATTAAACCAAGAGCTTCTTCGTTATTAAGTTTATTGACCTCCATCATTTCATTTACTGGAGAGTCTGAATAAATTGGTAAAGAAATATGACCTTTAGATTTGCTATCATTATTAAACCAGCTGTTAATCATTATATTATAATGATCAGCTGTAGTTAGTTTATCATAACTAGTTCCTTTTTTATCTCCCTTATACTTAATACCTCCATTACTAGAGATAGTAATCTGCTTTAAATATTTAAAAACAGAAAGGTTTTTATATAAAGGATCTTTAAAGTAAAACTCTTGGAAAGTTCTAGGATCATTTTTAGCCTTGTTTAATAAATTACTTAAAAATCCTGGCTTGCCCCATTCAAATAACTTTTCACCCTCTACACTAAAAGTAGTATCTTGAAAATCCTGAACATAAAAATCAGCTAAAGTATCTGTCAAGAAACCCAAGTGGGTTTTAAGTTGCAATTCCCTTTGTAATGTTATAGCAGGGCTTTCTTTAGGATTCGCTTCTTCAGATTCTTTTAATAATTTTTTAGCTTCTAACCAATGGCTTTCTAACAAGGAAAGTAATCTTTCATTTCTTTTGTTTCCTAACTCAGCTTTTGCTTCTTTAGTTAAAGGAAGATCTAAAATACTCTGACCCCCTTCTTTATACAAGTTTTTTAAGTTGTTAGTAATGTATTTGTTAATTGTAAACCTATTAGCTTTTATGTATAAAGGCTTATTAGCTTCTCTATTTGACCCAGGTAGATAAACCATTACATGGGTGTTAGAATTTTTCTGTTGAGCCAATTTAAATAGTTGAACAACAAACTTATTAGCTCTTGCATTTTTCTTTAATTCTTCTACATTAGTAACTTGATTATTATTCCATCCTTCGTAATATTCTTTTAATTGTTTAAATATAGGATGAGCATCAAGTTTCTTTAACATAGCAGGTATGTTATGAGCTCCACCAATAACCCTTTGTAATTCTGGATATAATTGATGATGATCATAATATAAAGGCATACCATGAAAACCAATCTTTCCTTCTTTTTTTATTAAAGACAAAGCCCTTTTAATAAAATACCCCATGTTTTCTTTTGGAGAAATCTTTGATTGATCATAACTCCATGCATCACGAGGATTTTCTTCTTTATCTTTATTGATAGAATCTTGCTCATCAGTTGTATCATCTGTGTCTTTTTCAATTAAAGAACTAGTATCTAACTTAATTGAGTATCCTCTTGAAGCAAGACCTTTTAAAAATTCAATGTACAATGGCCCTTTAACAGGTTCTATTTCATATATTATTATATCGTCAATCTTTCCATCTTCATTAAAACTAAATTCTTTAATGTCAGGTCTTAAAGCTTTAAGCACCTTTAATATGCCTTCTTGATGGGATGGGTTACTTTTTGCATACTCAATAAATGCATTTACTACTGAATTTGTATCAGGGTCTATTGAAGTAATTAAATCTAACTCAGGATCTTCATTTAAAGCATTAGCATAAATAGACATTAAAGAATCAGGGTTGTTTTTATATTCTTTAGTTAAGAGAATATCTAAAGCTGCAAGACCTGATGATACAGACTGTTGTATTTGAAGAGTTGTAAGTTCAAATGGTTGGAATGCATCATTAAAATTATTAGCAACAATACCTTCTTTGTATTCTCCTCTGTCTAACTTTCTAAATACTGTATCTATTTGTTTCCAATTACCACTAATCTTTTTTATAAAATTCTTTAACACTCTAAAGAATTTTCTTAAAGCTCCTTTTACCCCAGTATCAGCTATTCTATATTCTTGAAACTCATTAGCCATTTTTTCTTCAAGAGCTATTTCTTCAATAGTAGACTCAGGAAGATTTTTATATTTCTTTCTAAGATTGTCATATATCATTCTAGCCTCTTGCATTTCAGCTTCAGTAAGATTATATCTTTCTTTGGCTTCTGCTAAAAGAGTTTGTCTTGTCTCATCAGAAAGCATTCCTCTAAACACAATATGAAATGCCTCATGATACAAGGTTTTATTACTAGCTTGATTTGATAACTTAATTAAACTTCTCTTTGCTACTCCATAAGCTTGGAAAGAACCTACATCAATTAGACCATCTACAATCTGAAGAGGAAAATCTCCAAGAAGCTCTTTCATTTCTTTACGAGCTTGCTCCTCATTTAAACGGAATTTTTTACCTCTAAAAGGTGAAGTTGTTTCATCATCAAATATATTTCCACCTAATTTTCTGCTACCTCTTTTTCCGCTACCTCTTTTTTTTGAGGATGGTTCTTGAGTTGGTTCTTGAGTTGGTTCAATAGCTTCTGAAGCACCTTCACCTGTAGGAGTTGGTTGTGAAGGGGGAGGTGTTGATTTACTTTCCCTACTTCGTTGAGATGGACCAAAAGGACTTTTTGAAGAAGGTTTTTGTTCTTCAGAAACATCTTCTGAAGATCCTTGAGCCTCATAACCTTTAAATCTAAAAGCAGGGTACACATAAAAATCTCCATCAAGTAATGAAGTTTCCATTCTATCTAAAACACTTTCTACATAAACGTCATTTGACAATTTAGTATAGTCTACTTGACAAGGTCTATTATAAAGGTTATGACTTTCTATAAATGCTTCAGGTGAAAAGAATCCATTTTCATCTAAATATTCTTTTTCAAAAAGAGTATTTTGTTTAATATTAGGTTCATAACTATAATTTCCATTTTCATCAAACTTCTTATACCTAACAAGACTTATTAACTCAGCTTTATAAGCTTTAAGTTTTTGTTGCCATTCTCTAAACTCAGGGGTACTTGTTTTTCTAGTACCTGACTTTCTAATAGCAATTGAATGTTCTCTTATTTTATTTAAAATATCATCTACTTTAGCTTTTACTTCAGCATGCTTACCTACATTTACTTCATATACTCTAACCCATCTATATTCACCAGAAGTATCTTGAGCAAGAATAAATAAGTTATCTTCATTTTTTCTTAACCTGTCACTTTGAATCTGAATGTCTGCAGTAATTCTATCTGTAGTACCTTGAAGGTTACTCATTTTTAAATCAAAAGCAGCTTTACCTTTTATAGGTAAAGCAACAGCTATGCCTTTTACAGATAACTTATCCCATATTTCAGATACTCTTCTTCTTTTAGCTCTAGTTGAATTATTAACTCGACCTGGCCTTATTTGATCAAAAATAGCAAACCCACTAGACTCAATATATTTACCTGAAAAGTTTTTATCTAACAATGCTTTTTTATAAGCTTTAAATAATTCGTTTCTAATTTCAAAAGTTTGACTTCCAATTTCAGATTCTTTATTTAAGAAACCTATGTGATGTTCTTTTCCACTATTGTCTATTACTGTTACTAGTATATATAGATCTTTAGGCTCTGGATTAGTTTGACTTGCATTTCTTTTAAAGTTAACAGGTACTTTAAACTTTATTTTAAATTCAAATGGGTCTCCATATAAATGCATATTTCTTAGAAAATGAACATCAACCTCATACCCATCTTGTTTTAATTCACTTATAAAATTATTTTCCCAAGGATTACCAGTTTTAAAGTTCCTTCGTAAAGTAAAAAGTTCTGTTCCTGGAATCCTGTCAACCCAAGAATCTAAAGTCATTATTTTTTCTCCAAAACCACTAGTTTCTAATGCAGGTGATTCATCTACATTTTCTTTATTACCAAAATCATCTCGATGTATTTGTAACTGATCAAAAATGTAATAAATTATATCACTTGGGTCAACTTTTTTTAAGGCATCTTTTGAAATATTTATTTTCTTTAAAATACCTTCTACCAATTTATTAAAATCATCTCGATCTAATGATTCAAAATAATTTCTAAACTCCTCACTTTTAAAATCTCTTAAAAGAGCTGTCTTTGCTCCTTTGTATTCTTGATTATTTAGAAGTTTAAAAATTGAGTTTAAATGATTTTCATTTGGGTTTGTAGTTATCTCAAATAATAACTTATCTATCTGCTCAGATAATTTTTCAATAGGAGTTTTTGTTTCTTCTTCTTTACCTTCTTTTTGCTGGCTTTCTTTTTTAGGTTCTCCTTTAACAATCTCTGTATTAGAAGCCAATACAGTTTTAGTAATACCAGTGTTACCTTTTGATTTATCTATTTTTACAACTACTCTATTACCTTTAAACTCTGTAACTACACCTTCTATTTCATCTCTAAGTCCAACTTTAGTGAGTACTTTAACACGGTCACCTTTCTTTATAGGATTTCCATTTTTATCTAACTTACCTTCTGATTTTTTACCTTCTTTTTCCTCAGTACTAGGTTTATCTTTTGAAGCTTCTACTTCTGCTTTTATACGTTCTTTTAACTCAGGAGTAATATATTTATTAACTAAAGCTTGATGAGGTGGAATCATATCTTCAATAGATTCTCCAGCTAATAATGCTTTTTTATAAATAGCTATAGCTAATTCTTCTTCACTAGAAGGTAATGAACTCGGATCTTCTTCAGTATCTGTTTCTTCTTTTATTACTGTTGAGGTTAAATCTTTGGGTACTTCATTTTTAATGTCACCTATATAAGCACTAAGCTCATCATGAGTAACAAAAAAAGCTGTATCTGAACCTAATTCTTTTTCTAATATAGCTCCTGCAGAATCAATATCTTCTCCTGTTGGAGATACTGTTATTAATGGTCCATAGTAATTACCTTCTAAATCAGTAACTCTTTGAAATGTAAAAACCTTTGCTATTGTAACAGTTTGAACAATTCCCCCTTCATAAAATTCTAATTGAATACTTCCATTAGAACTATCAATAGATTTACTACTATGAAACTTACCTATAAGAGCTTCCCTTTTATCAGGATCTTCTATAAGTTGTTTTACATCATCAGGTGTAAGATTCTCTACGCCTTTGTAATCTCTTCCTTCGGCTTGTTCTTTCTTTTGTTGATCAGTAGTCTTTTTTTGTTTTGGTTTAGTAGTAACTTCAATCTTTTCAAGCTTACTAATATCTTCTTCAATTAACTTATCATATTTGTCATTGATTTCATCTAAAATAATTTCATCAATAAAGCCATCAATAAGTTCATTTTGTATTTCTTTTTCTCTTTCAGCATTTCTTTTTTCAACTATATCTATAATTTTTAAAGCTCTTTCTAAATGAGCTTCTTGTTCTTTAAGTTTATTAAGTTTAGCTTCAGGATCATTTTCATCAAAAATATCTTCTTCATCAGAAAACTCTTCATCTATTTCACTATCTACTCCAGACTCATCAATAACAGCTCCTTCAGAAGGATCTGGTGCAGCAGATTGATCTTCAACAGCTTTGTTAAACATATCAACTGAAGTATTAAAATCTTCAACCTTTGTACTGTTGTTGAGTAGATCAAAACCCTCAGCTACTAAATCATAATAAGTAGTAGGAAATCCTATAAGCTTTAAAATTCCCTGAATAATTCTTTCAAAGAAATTAGCTTTACCTGCTACTTTTTTATTTTTAAGTTTATTGACAAATCTTTGATCTGTCAAAGCAGCTAACATTTCTCTTGTATTAGTTAAAGCAAACTCATTTGCAAATTCAGGGTCTCTAACTAAATCTTGTCTTATTAATTCTAAATCATAAATAACATCCATTTGCTCTTCTGTAAGAGCTTCAGGGTTGGTATTTAATAAATGAAACATGTAATCTAATGTACCATGAACCATTTCATGTACAATAGCCTTGCTGACATCACCAGATTGAAATAATGCAGGTATATTAATGTATATCTTTTTGTTAGCATGATCATAAATACCACCTAACATTTGTCTACCTGTACCAAATACTATACTATCTGGAGAAGGGAATATTATTTTTAATCCAAACTTTTTAGCATTCTCTTTTAGCTTTTCAAAAATATTTCTAGTAGCATCATCTACATCAAGTTGATCAAGAATAGCATCTAATTCTTCAATAGTATATTCCTTATCATATTCTAACTTTGATTTTTTTACATGCCTTCTTTTTCTTGATGCAAGTTTTCCTCTTCGATTATTTTTAATTAAAGCATCATGCCTTTCTTGAACATCTGTTAAAGTAATTTCTACTCCTAATTCTTTTTTAACTTTTCTTTGAAACTTTTTAAAAGAGTTTTTATAATCATAATCATTAATAAACTCAGACAAAAGCTTTTTAAATAATGGATTTTTATTATAAAGCTCAGAGTGTCTACTTGCTAAATCAATAACAGCAATATAAAAGTCATTATATGAAGTACTTCTTCCTTCGTTTATAAGATCTTGTAGTTCTCTTCTTACCTGTTCTAATTGTTGTTGAACAGAAGTCCTAGCAGCCTCTACATCAAAATCAGCATATGAACCTTCCTCTTGCTCAGGATCTTGTAATTCAATTGCTGGAGCCTCACTATTAACCTCCTCAGTACCAGACGATGTATCATCATTATTAGCACTTGTATCTTCTTCAGCTGTTTCAGCTTCAGGTGTTTCTTCTAAGATAGGAACATCTCCTTTTTCAGAATTATTAATTAACTCTTCAGCTTGCTCTTTTGGTAAAGTTGTTTCTTCTTCTGTTCTAGAATCTTTAATAGTATAAGTGTTACCTTCAGGATCAATATTAGATACTATTGCAGTGCCACCATTTGGAGTTGCAAATACTTTACCTATATTATATTTATACTTAGCTTCTTTTGGGGATTTGTTATTTGGATTTGCTTTGTCCCATTTTTCAGCTTGAGTAGCTTCTAATTTTGTTTTAGCATCATTGTCCATTCCACTAATAAATGGACTACTCATTACATCTGTCATGTACTCTCCAAAACTATTATAATCACTCATGTTTAATGACTGCAATTCTTCAGCTACTCTAGCATCTCTTTGAGCAATAGCTCTATTTTTAATAGTTTGGAAAAAGTCTCTAGCTTTTTTATCTTGATTAGCATCTTTAGAAAAACTAGGGTTATCTAAATTCTCTTCAGCATCTTTAATTATACTTTGATAAGAATCATAATTACTTGCTTTTTTTAATTTATCATTGTATATCATTTCACGAGTTTTTATATACTCGTCTGAAATGTTACCATTTTTTAAATCTTGCTCTTCTAAAAATGTACTTTTGTGATTAATTTCATGTCCTACTTTTTCATTAGACAATTTTTGAATATCTGTCCAATACTCTTCATTAATTTTGTAATCTTCAGCATTAAAACCTTCTTTAGATTCTATTTCAGATAGTTTTTTCTTTTCTTCATTAAGTAAATCTTGTATAGCATTTTGTTGATAAGGAGTTAAAGTTGGATCTTTACTTCTTTCTTCTAAATTTGAAATTCTTTTTTTAGTAACATTATAATTTACTACTTCAGAAGAACCTAGTCCTGAAACAAGAGTATTAATTTTATTTTGAGCAGTATTAATAAGATTATTATAAAAAGCTCTCATTCCCCTTGCTACACTTACTCTTTGTTGATTAGGACCATTAGGATCTTCACTATTAGAAGGATTACTAGCATCAATCGCTGCATTAATAGCTTCTATATTACTGTCTTGAGCATTATCAGGATTTGCAGCATTAAGCTCATCATTAAGAGCATTTAATGTCTTTTTTAAAGCTTCTTGATCTCCACTTTTAACACCTTCTTCAATTATATTTCGAGCAGCTTCTACTTCAGGATCTTTACTTTGAAAAATATCATTTATTTTTTGACCAAAGTTTTTAATCTTTTCTCTTGCTCCACCAATACCACCATAAAATACTCCACCTCCAAGAGCTCCAAAAAAACCAGAAGTATATAACGCAGGATCTTTAAAGTATTTTTCTAAAGGTGCTTGACCTAATCTATAATTCTCTGTATCTTTTCCATATCTTCTAGCTTCTTCCCCTAATATATATTGGAATACTTCTTCCCCACCTTCACCTAACATATTAGCTATAAGACCTTTAAAAGATTTTGCAGCAGCTTTTCCTAATTTCTTACCCATTAATCCCATCATAAACTGAGGAGCGTCTGTAAGCATAGCTACATAACCAGTTCCATAATGAGCCATTGCTGCTTCACCTGCTAATTTTCTTGCATCTTCTTCACTTAAGTTTTTTTCTTCTATTCCATATTTATAGATTTCATCAAATGTTTCTTTTCCTTCCATCATCATTTCAAAGTGACGAGAAACAAGAGCTTGACCAAATCCAGCAGCAGCTTGCCTAGATATACCTTTAGCTGCTAATCCTTGACCTATTTTTTTAGTAAAATCTGTAATTCTAAAACCTCTACTTAATTTTCCAAACCTTGCTAAATTACCAAGTGCTCCTAATGTTCTAATTGTACCAACCGCAGGAATAGCTAATGAAATAGCAGATGCAATTGAACCTACATTTAATGCCCACCATTCTCCATCAAAAAATCTAAACCCTTGTTGGGCTTGTTGACTAGCATATATTTTTCCAAAGGCATCCGTCTCTCTAATGTTTTCTCCCAATTTCATTAAAGCATTATCAAAGTCAGTGTAACCTTGAGTTATCATTTCAGGTATTTCCCCCAAAGAACCAATAGCATATACTACATCTCCTAAAAACTCAGGAATAATCTTAGCAACACCTATACCAAAAGCAACAAGGTCATTTTGATTAGCAGCCCTTACTTCGTTTTGGTCCATTCCTCTAAGTAGACCTATGTCATACTTATTTAGCTCCTCAAAGTTTAAAGCTTTTTCTTCAACTTTAAAAGCCATGTCTCCATAGTCAGGCTCAGGTACAGAACTTCTAATCTTACCCAATTCCTTAAAATGCTTAGACGCAGCATTTAAATCAATAGTATTAGACAAATCTTTAAATCCATCTCCATTTTTATCAACATTAGTATTTTGTTGAGGAGTAGATTGTGGATCTGTATTTGCACCTTGAGGGTTTGTACCTTGTGGATCTGGTGGCAGATTAGAATTATTTTGGCTCATAATAATCTTTTAATAAAAGGCGATATTCATCTGTTGTAAGAATACTACCATCATTTTTATAAATAGGTTGATTATTACCATTATACATATGACCTATTCGAGTTTCAAACTTATTTAAATAAGGATCTTTTTTTATCTTTTCTATTTGCGAATTAATATCATTTAATTTTTCTTGATCTACCTGTGTAAAATTACCACTTGCTCTGTTTCTTAATATATCAGCTCTCTGTTCTTTTAATTGATCTAATGTATAAACATCAACTCCCCTACTATAAATTTTACCATATTTTTGATCCCACCCAGGAAGAGTTGATTGAATAGGAGTTGTCTTTTCAACACCTCCTTTTAAAGCTGCTTGAGAAATGTGATGAAATTCTCCTTGATAAGGATGGTGGGTTCTATTAGGATCTGGAATATAAAAAGTTACTCTTTTACTAGAATTAGCTTTATTTATATAAACTCCTTGTATTCCACCAATTAACAATTCGTTATCAGGTCTTACTTCTCCTAAAAGAGTAGCGTTTGCTAAAAATTCAGCATACGATTGCTTTGATGTAGCATCAATTAAATCATCTACAGTTCCTTTACGAGGTGGTTTACCAGGTTCTATTATCCAAGCACCTAAATCTTTTATAGATCCCATTCTAGCAGTTTGATTAGTTCCACTACCTAAAAGAGTACCTAAATAAGATTCAGTCCTTTCTTCTCTTAAATCATTGTTATAAGCATACATTGTATCTGTTGTAGATGACAACTGTTCTTTCTTTTCTTCGTATTTAGTTTTAATAAATTTATATGCTTCAGCAGAACTCATTCCATCAACTTGACTTTTAAGGCTTTGATACACTTGATAAATTAAAGGATTTTCTTCTTGAGCTCTAGTATTTAAATAATCTTTAAAATCAATTTGTCCTGTTAAAGGTATTACTTCACCTGCTTCATTTGTAAGTCCTGTAATAACACCTGTATATTCAGATACTTTTAAATCCCAATCTGGCAACCCACTATTTTTTGTATAAACAGCTGTTTCTATAGCAGTATGAGGATCGTCTAATTCTTTTTCATAATCTTTTAATGCTTTGCCTACAGCTAAGGTATTAAATTTAAAAGTTTTATCTACATACTTGTACCCTAATTTTTTAACTACTGGTTTTAAATAATTACTTTTAATTTCATTATAAGCTATTGCATTAGGGTCTCTAGCTAATAAATCTTTTTCATATTCAGATATAGCATTTTGAAGATCTGTATTATTTGTTCCATCAACAGCTCCTTTATAATAACCTGCAGTAAGAAGCATTTGTTGAACTTCTTTTGTTTTACCATCTGCTATTGAATCTTTTAAACCATTAATAAAAGTTTCTGTGCTTGTTTTAATTGTGTCTTGTGTATAACCTAATAATCCAGCTTCAATTCTTAATTGTTGTTTGTATTTAGGTTGACTTAAAATTGATTCAGCAGCTTCTAAAACTTCTTTTTCAGTAAGTTGTTCTATTGTTTCACCAATAACCATAAAACCTTTCTGATCATCATAGATATAGGTTCCCCTATCACCTTTCATTCCATTCAACTGCTCTAAAATATCTTTTGTAATATCTTGATACTTACCCCAAGTAGGTGAGTTTACTGAACCTACAACATAATTACCATCAGCATCTATAGTAGAACCTTTAGTTTTTATAGCAGCTCGTGCAGCTTGTTTCCAATGCACAGGGTCATCTTTTAATAATTCATCTTGGTCTGCAATAACCTTTTGTGCTTTTTTATATAAAGATTCTTCTTCAGCAAACCATCCTCCAGGTTGTACAGCTCTTTTAACTTCACCAACTAATTCACTTTGTAATTGTAACCCAGCAGCTAAGTTTCCATTTTTATAAGCATCTACTATTTTGTCACGGGAATCTCTAATTTTTCCCATTTGTGTTTCAACAGCATCTTTACTTTCACTAATATGTTGAGGTGTTCTTAAATCTCTAATAAGATTAAGCTCCTGTTGTTTTTGACCCAATACTTTTCCCCACAACTCCATATTGGGTTGCCACTCCATTGGAGTGTACATTTGAAAAGATACATCTTTTCTAGTAGGAGTATAAAATCTATTTATAGCCATATCTATAATTTATTGCCCAGCAGCAGCTGGGTTTGCCTGTTCAAGAAAAGCCTGTAATTCTTTATCTGTTAATTCACCTAACGTTTTAAATACATTTGCAAAGTCAGGGTTTTGAATTCCTAATGCTGCAGCAAATTCTTTGACAGTCATTCTTGCTAACTCATTTTTATTTTTAATAGCATCTTTCATATACTGCATCTGATTAAGAGTTGATCCAGTATCCATCATTATATTCATTAAATTGTCTCTAGCTGCTGCTTGAGCAGCTCTGTTTTGAGCATTAAGTACATCAGCTTGTTGTTGCATCTGAGAAGTAATACCTACATTTCTATCACCTCTTGACCCTCTTGCCATAGACATTTGGTCATTGTATTGCTGAGCTGATAATAATGATTGTGACTGAGCATCTTGAGTACCTCGCATAATAGCATTAGCTCTATTTAAAAATTGACCATAACTACCTGCTCCTTGAGAAGCTGCTTGCATTGCAGCATTCTTTTGAAGGTTAGCTTGGTTAAGCATAAACTGTGGATCAATTCCTGTTTCAGAAAAATATTGGTCCTGTGCTGCAAAGTTAGGTAATCTTGGATCTACTACTTCAGGTTTTTGAAATGCATCAATAGCAGATCCTAAAATACCTGCTCCTTTTAAAGCTAATGCTGCAGTATTCAATCCTCCTAAATCATCAACAGTTTTAGTTATAGCTGCACCAACACCTTTTCTACCTTGTGGAGCTACAGCAGGTTTAACTAATGAAGCAGCTGCTTGTTGACTAGCTGCAAGTTGAGCTGCTTGTACTTGACTAGGATCAACTCCTTGATTTTTATTAAAAGCAGCACCAATAGCAGGTAATGTAGTTGTCCAACGAGCAGGTTTATTAGCAGCAGCAGAAGGAGTAGTAGTAGAAGAAGTAGCAGCAGAAGGAGGCGAACTTGTTGCTGCATTTCCACTTGCACTTGTCCCTCTATTTCCTCCACTTCCTTGACTAGCTCCTTGTGATGAAGATGATGAAGGTGGTGAAGATGATGTTGCATCTACAGGATTAGTTAAAATAGCTTGTTGTAAATTTGGAGCAAAAAAATCGTATGAAGGAGCATAAGGAGTAGTTGAATTATTAGTTGTTCCCGCAGCTAATTGTTTTAAAGATTCAGCTTCTGCGTCTTTCATAGCTTGTGTAGATCCACCATATGCTTTATATACATTATCTAGCCTAGTACCTCTAATAGGTTTAAAACCTGAATCATATATATAAGAGTATGGATATTTCATTCCCCAAGTTTCAAGAGCAGTTTTATATTCGTCACTACTAGAATAATCACTTCTGCGAGGTGCTGGAGGAGGATCACCTCCTGAAACAAGACCATTACTAGCTTTTAACTTTCCACCGTATTGTCTTTTAGAAAACATTTTTTTTTGATCAGCATAAAAGTTATTAGGTTGGCTATCATCCATAAAATTATTAGCCATGTTATAAGCGTCATTTAAATTAGAAACAAAATCTATTCCTTTACCAAATATTCTTGCTATTTTAGTACCCGTTCCAACAATAGGAATAGCTGATGTTAAATCTGATATTTCACTTAATGTAGGTAATGTTTGTGGAAAATTTTTAAGTGGTCCCATATCTCCTTTACCCCTGCCAATCCAACTTTGATATGCTCTATGTGCATCATCCCATGATGATACTCCAGTTGGGTCTGCTAATTCAATAAGATTTTCTAAAAGAGTATCTTCTTTAAGTACAGCTTTATTAAGATAGTCATCAATATCTTGGTTGACTTGAGCTCTTTGTGTTTTAACAGGAGGTTCTTGCATAACACCCCCAAACGGCATCATAGGCATTTGACCTTGTTGCATTTGTTGTTGAGGCATGCCTTGCTGCTGTTGCATCATTTGTTGCTGTTGTATTTGCTCTTCTGTAGGAGCACCTGCTTGCATTCTTTGAGAAGCTTGCATTTGTTGTTGAGCAGCTTGTTCTTGCATTTGTTTTTTCATTGCTTCTCCATACTCAGCAAGTTTCTTTAACTCTCTTTCTTTAGTAGCCATTGAAATAGAGTCTGTATATTTTCCAAACTTCTTTTCTATTTCAGCAGCTTTCTGAGCTAATGTCATACCGTTAGGTAATGTAATTGCATCAGAAAAAACAAATCCATCTCCAGGGCCAGCTGAAGAATACATTTCTTGTTTTTCTATTTCAGCAGCACCTTGTTGTGGGTTCATTGTAGGATTACCATTTGCATCAACAGCTTGTCCACCCATTGAATGAGGAGGAGCATTGTATTGTTTCATTGGACCACCAAACTGATAACTCTTTAATTTACCCCCACACATATAAGGATTAGAAACTTGTGGTAATACTTGCCCAGGTTTAAATTCTTCTTGTTTATTACCTAAGCCTTGTAGAACAGAACCAAGGATATTAGTACCTGCACTTGCAATAGTACCAACTCCAGGAATCATATTTAAAGCAGGAGAAGCACCTTGCAAAACACTTCCTATATCACCTACATTAAATTTTTCTCCACTTGCAAGTTTAGTAGCAACTGTACCTAATGCTGGTGTAGCACTGCTTAATAAATTATTAGCAAGGCTTTCTTGAGTATCTTGTTGTTGCGTATTTTGCTGTTGACCACCAGATGCATTACTAAACATCTGCATCATCATTCGCATCATTAACTCATTCATAAGCTTCTATTTCTGTGCAAGGTTCTGATTAAGTCTACAATAATTTTACTTGAAGAACTGTAAAACAATCTGACTTTCCAAAATCTGCTTTTTATTGGGGCTAAATAATATTGTGATAAATTAGGGTTAATACCAATTGGTACTTTGTCAATAAAATATTGTCCTTTAATTGAGTTCCAATCAGACGTAAAAACAATATTACTCACAGCCATATTATAAATTTGATTAACTCTATAATGATCTGTGGCATATGCAACTGTTGCTTGGAATCCAGAAAAGAACCTAAAGTGATCTTGCTTTCCAGTTAAAAATAATTCTCCAGTAGATTGATTGTCCGTATAAACTATCATTTTGTCAAACGTAGGAAATATAGATCTTGACCAAGTTTTAGTACTTTCAACCCATTGTCTTGTATATGCATAATAGTCTACATGGTCTATGTCTGATGGTTCAAAGTTTTGTGCTGTTGCTATAAACTCAATAATGAAGGAATGTGGTTCATTAAAGAAGGTATTAAATGTTTTACTGTCATGCCTCCATACATCCTTTCCTTGACAAGAGTAAATATGCATTGCATCATTAAAAGTCCATGATGGAAACCAAGAATGAAATGATGCCCATGCCATTAACTCAAATGAAAATGAAATAGAAAAAGATCTATTTTCAAAATAGTCAGGATTACCTAATTTAACAAAAGTGTAGTCCTGAGTTTTAGCATCAATCCACACAAAAGAATTATAACGAGTTGAATAATACAATCCTGTATTTTTAACTAAATAAGGATTACCGTATATAATTCCTCCACCATTAAGATTTTCTAATATTCCTACATAGTTTATTGGATAATAATCTCGTTTATAAATAAATACTCTTTTATGAAACGGATCGTAGGTGCATTTAATTCCCACACCTGATACAATACTATCAGTAGCAACATACGGATGAAGCTCTTTAGGTAAAGCTAAAGGAAGATTATTTCTTAAAAACTTTTGATTTCCAAACTTCTTTGAAGATAATTCTTGAACCCCTTGACTTATAAGGAATACTGTACCATTGTCACCATCTACATAAACTCTTCCAAACTCAGTATCACAATGAGCAAATCTTCCTTGCGAACCTGCATATCCATAATCAGTTTTTGAAAACTCACTTGGTGGAATTGCTAAGAAATCTCCTGTACCTAAATAAACAGTATTTACATCTGTTTGGAGTTGTTGGGGATTAGGATATAAGGCATGGAGAGACTCCCATGTATGCACCCACAATGTTTTACCATCATAGTAGAGTCCTGATATTTCTCCTTTGTCTTCTCCAACAATTGTATAATTTTCATTAAGGTAAGTCCTAAATTCATCACTAATACTTTCTACAAATTGTTTATCTGACCATACAATATGATTAGGATAATAACCTATACAATCTTTGCAATAATTATATGATAATGGTAGACTTACAAATGTTGTAATATTTAAAGTAGAGAAATCATTATTGTAATAAAACTGAATTGGTTTAGGATCTAATTGGTAATTTCCTTCATCTGTAATGTTTCCAAATTTGGAAAGTATAAAATCCGGAGGAAGAGGATCTACACCTGTATAAATAGTATTGCTAGGTATTGTACCTCCATGTCTAAGAGCTACATTTATTTCAGAAGAAAAGAATAGGTTTTTAATTTGACGAGCTTCTATATTATAAGGGTCATTATTATAATCTGTATAGTGAGTATGTTTTATTGAAAAGAAAGATAAAGGTCCAACATATACATCCCCTCCTATAACTGTGTTGGGCGCATCGTTTGTAAGTAAATCACTTTGTACTTTTACATAAGGTATAGTAAATAAGTTACTGTGTACATTAGGATTATCTTGTTTTAATAATCCCATTCTTATTTTAGTAGTAGAAACAAATTCATCTTCTCCATACGCAGGAATTAAAGGTACAGGTTCTGATGTATGAGCTACCGTAAATTTATTATATTGACTTTCATTATTTACAGCATATGGATAAAATGCACTTCCTGCAGCAATAGTCTCTTTAGGTCTTACATTAACTGTTTGTTGTAATTTAAAAGTATTAGGTACATAAACAGAATTAATTTTAGCATAGTTAAACCTATCTCCACTAATAGAAATGTCATTATTTTCTATTGTTTTCCAATTATCAGATACTGCTTGATTAGGATCATATCCTTGAGTATCAGTAGTAACATAACAAAAAGTTTCTACTGTTTTACCTATCATTGTTTGTTTTTCAAACAATAATTTAGGACTAAATATTTGTATTTGATCACTAAACCAATCAGGATCTCCTTCATCTACAAAAGGATCAGATGGATTATAATCTTGATTTAAGAAATCAAGTTTTGTAATATCTTCACCCCTAGGTGATATTCTTGTATAAGCTACTGTATCAAGGACAGTTCTATTTATAAAATCTCTTTTACCATATACTATATAATGACCTGTAATATCTGGATGTGGGTATTCAACTTTTGAAACAGTAATACCTAGTCCTCGACTAAATACTTTTTGATTTGGAAATTCCCCTTCAACTCTAAATAAACTTGTTGGGCTTGGAAACCTATGATGTTTAATTGGTTGACCTGTTAAGTCTCCAAAAATATGTTTACCATTACATGATATGTCAGGATAAGTTGATTCAATATTTTCATTACCTGGAATATGAAACACAGGAGAATAAAATCCTTGTTTAAATACATATACAATCCCTAATGCATATATTTCTCCATATTGAAAATAGGAGTGATTGATTGCATTTTTACTATTGCCAATAGGAGCTCCATAAGTAACAAGTAAATCAATGTCATAGATAATCTTATGCAAAGGATTAGGATCATTAGTAATTGTATCTGATACAAAAGTTATGTTTACTGGTCTTACCCAATAAGTACCTTCTTGAATCCAACCTTCACCTAATGGTTTGCCAGGCCCTTCTACTTTTTCTCTTGCATAAAATTTCTTTTCTAACCATTCTCCCTCTGGAGTAGCTTTACCTTCATACTCATAATATGTCCACCCACTACCTGTTAAACACAATGGAATATTATCAGGCCCTAATTTTGTAGGGCCTAAATTTGAACATACATCAAATTCAATGTTTTCTAAAATGTTGTTAAAGTTTTGAAATACTCTTGCTTCTTTAACAAAAGGTTCTACTTTAACTTTATTAGCAGACTTTTGAAATTCACTATAATCAATATCAGCAAGACCTCTAAGATTAGCTCTTACTAATCTACTTTGGACAATCTTCATATCTTGAGAAGTAGTCCATACAGGATCTCGTGTTGTTACTTTTGCTAAATCAGATTGAATATCTGAAGCAATATTTACACCTCTGTAAATATATTCTTTATAATTGTCACCTTCAATAGGGATTAATTCTCCTGTTTCATAGACAGCTGCTGTTGTAGAATCTCCTGTATTGTATACAATAGTGTATAATCTGACATAAGCATAATCAGGATCTAAGTTTGAAAATGCAAGTTTGATACTTTTATCAGCAGGAGGTACTCCACCATCAGCAGGTAATGTGTGTCTTATATTTTCATTACCTGTAATAGAATCCCATGTATCTTGAAAAGAAGAGGCATAAATATTTACACCATCTGAAAGTATTGACTTTTGTACGGTATTAAGTTCTTTGTCTAAAATTTCAATAACAAAAAAATACTTCCCTAATTCTAAACTACCTCCAGAATCATATACTTCAACTGCTTGCACAGTTGGCATTTGAATAACTCTTTGTAATCTGAGTTTTTCAATATTCCAAGAATCATCTAAGTTTTTATATTCTTTAAGATTATCAATATTAACAACTCTATCAGGATTTACACCATCTTGAAAATATACATATGTCTCACAACCATTAAGTGTTTTGTATAAACCTTTGATTGGATGATCAGTATTAAACCTTAAATCTATGTCATTGATAAGAGTAGTATACTTGTCATCTTCTACAATACCTATTTCAGATTGATTTTCAACACTAGTAGAAAATACAATAGTTTTTCTACGACCAATATTAACAGTGCCTATTACAGTATAAGGAGCTGAATAAACATATTGATTTCCTTCCTCATTTTGTACTTTAAATGAGTCTCCATCAATATTGTCATAAGTACCATTAAGAACAAAACTAGAAGATTGATCTAGCCGACTTGTTTCAAAGTCGTCCGTTCTTAATCCCCTCGTAAGTGTATCTTGTGAAATCATCCCTTAAGGCTTGTGGTACACCAATTCTTCTTGCTGTCTTTAGAACGATGTCCTTGTTTAATTTATAATTAAATGCTGTCAATCGCAATATACTACGCGCTTCTCTAATTCTTAGCAAAGCATCCATTTCTAATTGCTTAGGATTAATCTGCATTCTTTCTCCATATAACATTCTATTCTCAACATGCTTCCATTTAGCCCAGTCAGCAAGTGCCTCCCAAAGTTCAACTGGGTATTCTGGAATCATAATATCTCCTTCACTATCTTCCTCTTCCCTGTAATATTCAAGTGCAATTACACCTTCTTCAAAAGACGCTTGTTTTATATTAGCAGAACCTTCTACATCCATATAAACATGAGTGCATGTACTCACATTAATTTTAGAAGTATAGTTCTTATCACCAGAACCAAAGTATTCCATTGGAATCCAAAATGAGTTCCAATGCTTTGACTCTATCCATGTTTCATAATTAATAGTACCATCATCATTAAAGATACTTGTTGATTCTTCCTCAGTTAAAGGTGTTCCTGTCCATACTTTGATACTGTTAATCTTTCTTACATTATCTGGTATTTGAAACTTATGATTATTTACAGGTATAAAGCATATGTCCTTTACCCACAGAAGAGAAGGATAATTAAACTTCTTAAATGCTTGAGCAGCCCATGATAACAACTGATCATCATCTCCTTCAAGTTTTCTAATTGCATTAGGCAAATAGTTAAACACATGCTTTAATGGGAACTTTCTCATTTTGATATATTATCTAAATTATGAATCTTGTGAGGATTATCCATAAGTATTTTACTAATTAACTTTTTTGTACTCCTTACAAATCTAAAATGCCAGAACTCTGCAAAATAAACACTTCCTGTTTTATACCATTTTAACAAGGGGGAATAATTGTCAGTATGTCTATTATCAATTTTTGTAATAGGTACTTTATTCTTTTTCCCATAATCAAGAGATTCTCTAATAGATAGATTTTCATTCCCTTTTATACGTTTAATCTTTTGTACTTGATTATACAAATCCATCCTTCCATTCTTAGGTTTCCACTTATACATTTTTAAATCTCCTAGTCTGTTAGACATTCTGTATGAAGAACCTTCCATTAAATATGGAATAAGATGTTTATAAAATGATTTTACTATTTCTGAATATTGATAATAATCAAGTGAATATTTATGATCTTCTACTAAGTTTTTAGTTGGAACATAAGGTCTTGGTATAACACCATCAGGAGACTTATAATTCTTTTTGTATGGATACATCAAGAATAAATCAATCATCCCTCTTACCTTTCTATATCCCAACTTCGGGATTTCCTTCTTGGACATCTGCTTGTTCTCTTTGTAACATTCCTGGTAATGTAGCTGCTACCTGATTAAAAATAATATTATTTATCTCAGCAGGAATTTTAATATCTACATCATACATATCAACACATCCACTAGGTTCTCCTTCAGTTCCTCCTGAATCATCACAATACTGGATACCTTCCCATTGGGTAATATCTTGAAACACACCTTCTATTTGAATAGCCTTAAGAGTAATACCTGCTGGTACATTCCAAATAAGAATCTTACCATTCTTCTGAGTAGCTCTTAATCTTTTACCTTTTATATAATCTGTCATTTCTGACATAATAGCTTCCTCAGTAGTAAGACCTATAATCCTACCATCTAAAGTTCTAATGCGTCTTGAATCAGCAGCTCTTAATGAAAGTGTTTCTGGTATAGGATAAAGTGTTTTAAATACTAAACAACCATGAGGAATACATCCACACTCATGGGAGAGACCTTCTTCAAGTTCTACACAAAAAGTATTATACACCCATTCAGGTAAATATCTTTCTTGCTTTAGCTTTTGTGCTAAAACTTGATTCTTTACTCTGTTCCATTCAGCATAAATTAAACTTGGTGAGTAGTTGTCTAATTTATACTTATCCCTTAGTTCTGAAATAATTTTTCCCAATTTCATGGAGTGGTAATTTAGGTATTATGTATGTGGTGTATGTTTCATCATGAAAATGGTCTACAAATAAATCTTTAATCTCTATATCAATATACTTTTCTATACACCATGTATAAATGTTTAACTGTATTGTATATTTAGAAAAATTTGTATTGTCTAAAAAATCAAAAGGATAAAGCATTGTTTCATAAGGATTTTCAATCTTAATTTCTTTGTCTGTTTTATTATCTCTCATCTGATAGCATTGTTTCTTTTTATTCCAAAACAATCCATCTGTCATTCCACAAATCCCTAAATCAAAGTCTGCTACAATTCCTTCTATATAAACTGGTTTTAAATACTTTTTCTTTTCTTTAATAAACTCATCTAAATACTCAATAGTTTCTTTATTCTTTTGACCTATCCAAGCATTCTCTAAATAATCATGTATTCTATTCCCTCTTGCTAATCCTTTGTCTTTGGCACTTTCCCATTGATTACTTAATTCAGATACATCAATTTCTACTTCTGTAAAATGGACTTTCTTACCGTCTATTACATAACTAAGTTCTTCTTTGACAGGATAAATTTTAACATTATTATTCTTTAGAGTCTTGTATTTAAGCCAATACTCCTTATGGAATTTTGGTGTAAAAGACTCTTTAATAAACTTTGTTACAGAATGTAACTCTCTATCTCCGTAAAAATATCTATGTTGGTCAGGATCAAATCGAATATTTTCAAATACCGAGAACAGATTGTCTTCTTCCTCCGAACTTATCTTTGAACCCAGGAACCCAGAATATGTATCCATGTGACTTTTTTAAAGCTTTGTAAGAATGTAATGAATTGGCTTGAAGGATATGGTAATCTCCAGGCTTTATAGTCTTTGTATTACCATTCTCACCATGTTCAATCAAACCTTCATTTAAAATAAGAATCTCATACTTCACATTATCTTCATACAAATGATCTGAAATATAAGAATCTTTTTCCGCAACAAAACGAATCAAAGTCAAATACTTACTTTGGTGAGCAAGATAATGAATGCCAAACTCTGGATGTTCATCATTGAATGGTTTCCATTCATTATAAACTACAGATGCAGAAGTTACTTGTCCTGACTTGTTGATAATAGGTACAGCAAGTTCATTGTGTAATTCTGTTTTTACACTCATTATTTGTGTTTCCATTGTTCGCCTTTCTAAGACTCTCTCTTTTTTACTTTTGGTTATTCCTAAGAAAGTCTTCAAGCCTTTCCATAAGTCGAGATCCCCAATCATCAATTTTAGATTGTAAATCATTGTCGTTACTATTTAATACTTTTAAAACTGTAAGCATTTCATGATAACTTACGAGATAGTCCTTATTGACTTTCATCAAATCATTATGATATTTATTCTCAATCCTATTGGCTCTTACCCATAGAGCTACAATAGCAATCATCATAATGATTAAACAAAATCCAAATATATAACCAGGTTGTATCCCCCAAGTGTCATTTATAATATTGGATAATAATATCATGGAGCTGTAATTGTAGTGCTTGTTTGAATTAAATTGCCACATATAGAAGTGGCTGTAAGGGTTACCACATTACTTCCAGGGTCTGTATCATAAGCTGCTGTGAATACACCAGTTTCATTTAAAGTATCATACACTACACTACTAAGTAAATTAGCTAATGAACCATTTACTAAAACAGTCAATGTATTTGTTTGAATACTTGCATATGAGAAGTTTAGTGTAAATGATGCATTAGGATCATTGTCTGTAGGAACTCCTACAATAGTAATATTAGGAGCTGCATTCTTTAAGATAGCAATTTCTTGAACATCACTTACAGCATTACTTGTAGCTGTTAAAGTAAATGTATATGTGTCATCTGCAACAGAAGTAAAGTCAACAGTACCTAATCCAGTAGCATCAGTTAATGGTACAGTATCTACATTTGTAGAACTTTGTACAAACTGATAACTACCAACTACCCCTGTAAAGAATGATTTCAAATTAAATATCTTTCCTTTACAAGTAAGGTCGTATGTAGATGCTACAAGATTACCTGCAAACACACAATTAAAAGTAATTGTACCTTCTGCTGTTTCTTGACCTACTGTACTTAATGCTTTGAATCGAAGTGTTTCTGTACTTGATGCTCCTGATAATGCAGTAAAACTAAATTGTGAACCTGCCTTTATGTAATTCATATCAGCATTGATGCTACTAATTGTAATGCTGTTAGGATCAAAATCTCCTGTAAAATAAGTAGCTAAATCAATAAAGTCAGAAGCTTCACCAATAACCAAATCAACTGCAAAGTCTGTAACAGAAGCAGGAGTTACAATATTATAATCTACATAATCAGTAACTCTTTTTGTAGAAATACCATTATGGTCTTTGGCTACCCAATCAATTGAATCTACCATTGGACTTTCAGGAATACTAGATACAGTATATACTAATTGTCTTTCTGCATTTAAAGCTACTGTACCTTGAGTGGGACTTTTTACTACTTGGAAAGTATCCCAATCTATATCTACACTTGGTGAGAATCTACCTTCTATATTAAATGTATAAGTTGTTCCTGCACCTGCTCCACTTAGTACTCTAATTGTTTGATTACCTTTTGTAGTTAATTCTGTAACTGGCCCTCCACCTGTTAAGCAAGTAGGTATTGTAACATTGATTGTACCAGATGGAGTTTTAGTAGCTGATGTAATTCTTTCAAAGTAATATTCTAATGTAAGGTCACCAGTAGATTGTAATGCTGTAATTAAACCATATGCTACATATCCTCCATTCTGATATATACTTCCATATGACTCAGCAGTTACTAATGGATTGGTACTAATCATAGTTAATTTATCAGGATCATAATCTCCTGTTAAATCAATCTCAGTTGGATCAAAAAATATAAGTGCGGAAGCATATTCATCTGGACTTGTTGAACAGAGTAATGTTAAATCTACATCTGGAATATTGACATCATCATAGATGTAAGTTTTTTCTTTTACAACTGTACAACCTAACTCTTTGTCTGTAAGAGTAAGTTTAACATACAACTTTAATACATCACTCTGAACTGTAGGTACAGTAAATTGTTCTGAAGTTGTTGTATCATATTGAGCTCCAGATTTAAATGTACGTCCTACTCCCCATGAGTAAGCATAGTTACCTGAGCCACCAGTAGGATTAGCAGATACTTTTAACAACCCATCCTCAAATACTATTATAAAATCATTGCCAATACTTAGATTAGATGAGATACAAGGGTTAATAATTGTTACAGGTTGAGAATGGTAACATCCTTTTGTATCTACTACAATCAAATTAATAATAGCATTAACTATTGTAGCTTCACTTGCATAGTTAATGTTAGTGGTAATAATCTCATCATCCTGAGTAGTTACACCATTCTGATTAGAAAATGTAACACCACTAGTAGCAGTTTCAAAGTACCATGATACTCCTGCTTTGTTGATTGTAAATTGTCTGTTATAATCGACTATCATAATATTTCAGTTATAATAATTGTATCAGGAGTAGTTACTACAATCTCACCTTCATCACTTTCTATTCCACATTCTAAAGTTGTAATCTCTAAGCATTCATCGTCATCACACGGCTTAAAATGAGGAACACCACATAAATGAAACTTCATGTGTTGCCACAATAATTCTTTATAGTCACACGAACATACTTCAAGACCATAATCCATCTTGTTAAAATATTCAGCAACCTTTCTTACAAGTTCACAATTAACAATCGCCATAAAGCAGTTTCTTTAATCTTGCCCATAAAGAACAAAAATGTTCTGGTGTACAGCTGCATGCAGCTTCATTTAAAATATAAAACCACAGATACGCATTCTCATAATCTAGATTTAACACGTCACATGCTAATGCTTTTTTAGCTTCAGCTTCATTTTCACCAGCTTTTCCATTCTTAAAAAACACATATCTTTCCTGAGTAATTTCAGTTCCTTTGTTAATATTTAAAATGAAATCATGAACTCCTTGCTCTAAAGTAATAGCTAAAGTAATAGAATCTACAACAACTGTATTTTCTTCTAATTCTACTGTTGTAGTTTCTCCACAATCTAAAGCTCGTGATAATGATACTACATTATAACCTGTCCAATCAACAAGATTATCAGATTGTATTGTAACGCTATTTTCATTAAATGTGACTATCATAATATATTTATTGTGTATGGTTTTTGTGACACCCTTTATCTGCGCCTGCGAAGAATGAATCTGCCCTTACTACCATCGCCTACCCAAAGATCTCCACGAACTTTGAATATCTCAATCTTCTCATTTCCATTCTGACGGTCAATCACAACCGACCAGGTCGAT